GCCACCGCATTGTGGCTGATCGTCAGATTCGCGCCACGCGACTAAAGACTTCCCGCTGGCTGACAGTCCAAACAAACAACCAAAAATCGGGTTGTTCCGCAGGATACCCACGTTCACTCATTCGTCGGCCAGTGGGGACCATAACTGAAAACAGATATTATCCACGCGCCTACGAACTCAATACCGCGCAGCAAATCACGTAGGCGCATTGGCCGCACATGGTTGTGGGATTCATGCCGGACTCCTTAAGTTTGACAACTCATGAATCACCTTATCCATCTCGCATTCAGGTTTTGACATTTCCTGTTGCCGTGATGTTGGCCGTGAACCCGTTCAGGTCGGGTTCCAACGGTTTTGCATCATTCATTGGCGTGAATCCTAACAGGTTCGACTCCTGTTGCGGCCACTGTCCCCACCGGTTAGTGCGATTGCCGGACTGGGGATTTGACGTGGATTGGATGACTCGGGGTCTCTGGTTCTTCTTCCCCTACGGGTCGCGGGTTCGACTCCCGCCCACGTCCGAAGCCGTCGAGAGACGGCCCATCATAATTGAAAACCCGGTTGGCGGGGGAGCCTAAAAAATCATGTTCCAAAGTCGATTTCTCTAGGCGCTTACATACACACTCTCTCCCGTCAACCACTGCTGGTGCAAGGAACGTGGCCGCTGCTATCTCAGCCGTTCGATTCATCGGCGGTCAGATGGTTCGACTCCATCCACCAGCACGCAATCACAGAAAGGAAAACTCTCATGGACACCATCAACGTGAATGGCGAAACCTACACGAAAGTACCGGACGAGATCAGCTTGTTCGGACGAACCTACCTGCTGGCGGACGACACCATCCCGGAACCATTGGACGTGTCGGACTGGCATCCAATCGAACCGGATTACCGTATCACGCTCAGGGAATACATGACCCAACAGCATCCAGAAGACGCCAAGCGTAACCTCACCGGACTGGGCCAAGTCGTGAAGAACGTGGTTCTGAATGCCGGTAAGGGAGACTTGTTGGAAGAGAACAGCAATGGTGCCATCATTTACACCCGCTCGTTGTTCCCGCTTGTCGAACAGGGCTACAGGAAGTGGCGTTACCGGAATAATGCCCACATTATGGAACGGAGTGTGGCGGAAGCATGACGGAAGTGAAATTTCCCAGCATGGTTGACATGCCGGACAAGGAGTATTTCGCACATCCGGCAATCGACCAGACTGGTTTGAAGAAGTTCATGGAGTCTCCAAGAGCGTACGCATGGCACAAGCTGAACCCTCTCGACAACAGTACGTTGGCGTTCGGCAAGGCCGCGCACAGTCTCATTCTCGGTAGTGGCCCGAAGGTCGAAAGGAAACTTGACGGGCGCACCAAAGCCGGTAAGGCACAAGCCGAACAAGCCAAATCGGACGATCTGGTAATCCTTTCCGGTTCCGACTATGAGAAGCTTCAAAACATGGTGGATTACGCGCCGGACATGAACAGTCTCGTGGAAGGCAAACCGGAAATCGCCTTGTTCGCCATTGACCCGACCACTGGATTGCAGTTGAAAGGCAAGGCCGACTGGCTGCCCGACCATCCCGGCATGGACGGCGTCATGTGGCTGTACGACTACAAGACCACCGGCCATGACGTGCAGGACTTCACTGGTTCGGCATACAAGTTCGGCTACCACATTCAAGCCGCCTTCTACATGATGCTGTATCGGCTCGTAACCGGATACCAGGGTGCGATGGGATTCAGATTCGTCGTGCAGGAGAAGCAGGAACCATACGACTGGATGATTTGGGAACTATCCGAAAACGATCCTGAAATCTCACTTGTCGCGGTGAAGCAGATTCGTGAAGCGTTGGACAGGCTCAGCTTCTACTGGAATAACCATATTCCGTTGGAAGACATGCTCAACCAAGGATTATCGAAGACGCCTATGCCTATCAGATTCACTGACTGGCAGATGAACCATCTGATTGGAGATGATGACCAATGGGAAATGTGATAGCGAAGAACCGTAAAGCCTACGGTTATGATTACGCCGACTTGGGCAGTGTGGTCAACTATGTGACCGAAACGTTGAAGGTCAAGGTGCAGCAGAGCATCCAATACGATAATCTACCCCAATATCCGAACGGGTATGGATTCGTCGTAACCCGCTACTGGAAGGATGACAGCAAGTCTTGGAGCGTGTTTGAAGCTCCCGTCCCGATCATCGTGGGTGATTCCGCAGGTAAACGTGAACAGCCGTTCATGCAACGGTATGGGAGTGCGGAAACCTATGCGAGAAGGTACAGTCTGCTCACCCTGTTCTGTCTTGCTACCAGTGATGATGACGGCCAGTTGGCTGGCTATCAGCGTGGCAATCCGATGAACGAGGAACTACGCAAGCAGGTTGCCGCCTTGTTGGCTCAGGGGAATGTTCCAGCCGGACGTGAGTCCGAAGCCATCGGCAATCGTATCAAAATGCCTGTGAACTACGCAAGATTGACCGACTGGCAAGCCCAATTGTTCATCAACAGTTTCAAAAAGAATGAAGAAGTCAAGGAGGCCGCATAATGGCTGGAGAAACCGTTATCACGATCATTGGCAATCTGACCGACGAGCCGGAATTGCGCACGACGTCCGCTGGAGCGCAGGTCGCATCGTTCACGATCGCCAGCACCCCGCGTTCCTGGAACCGCAGCACGAACCAGTTCGAAGACGGTCAGGCTTTGTTCATGCGCTGTTCCGCGTGGCGTGACCTCGCCACTCATTGCGCGCAGAGCCTTGCGAAGGGCATGCGTGTGATCGCGCAGGGTCGTTTGCAGCAGCGTTCCTATCAGGCGAATGATGGTTCCAACCGCACGGTCATCGAATTGCAGGTGGATGAAATCGGACCGTCCCTGCGTTATGCGACGGCTCAGGTGCATCGCGTGCAGCACGGCAATGGCGGCGGCTATCAGGGCGGCGGCAGCGGTTTCGCGGGCGGACAGCAGCAGGGCGGTTTCGCGGGGAACCAGCAGCCGCAGTATGGCGTGAACCCATCGAACACCGGTCAGCAGCCCGCACAGTCTCAACAGTTGGGTGGAGACCCTTGGGCGTCGAACAATAATCAGCCTTCCGACTTCGGCAGTTTCGGCGGCAACACGGACGAGTTCTAATCCAGACTAAAAGGAACCAACATGGCAAACATCATCCCATACAGGGAGTTTCTGAAAAGAAAGGAGCTGCGCGAGCAGGAGACTGGCATCACCGTTAGCCCGCAACAGCTCCACCCATCCCTGTTCGACTGGCAGAAACGTATCGTCACATGGGCTTGCAAAGTAGGACGTGCAGCCGTATGGGCCGATACGGGTCTTGGTAAGACCAGAATGCAACTCGAATGGTTACGGCAAGTCTGCGCCGGACATGGGACGGGGCTTATTCTAGCGCCGTTGGCCGTATGCCAGCAAACCATCCGCGAAGGCGCCGCAATCGGCATGGAAGTGCGTTATGTGCATGACCAGTCGGAAGTCTCTGATGGATTCAACATCACGAACTATGAGCGAGTGCCGAAACTCGACGTGTCGAAGTTCGATGCGGTCGTATTGGACGAGGCTTCGATTCTGAAACAGTCTGACGGCAAGACCCGCAAAATGCTGATCGACACGTTCAGGGATACGAAATACCGTCTCGCCTGTACCGCCACACCGGCACCGAACGACCCGGATGAACTATGCAATCAGGCCGAGTTCCTTGGATACGCCACCCGTGTGAAGATGCTTGCCACGTATTTCGTGCATGACGGGAATATTTGGCGTTTGAAAGGTCACGCGGTTAAGCCGATGATGCGGTGGATGTCGCAATGGGCCATCGCATTGCGCAAGCCGTCCGATATTGGCGGTGATGATGCGGGATATGAGTTGCCCGGATTGAATCAGACCGTTGATGTTGTCGCCTATCACGGCAGCATCCCGGAAGGCCAATTGTTCGCAGCTGACCTTGGTGGCGTCGGCGGGCGTGCGAGAGTCCGTAAGGAAACGCTTGTTGACCGTGTGAACCGTTGCGTCGATCTTGTCAATAACGAGCCGGGCGAACAGTGGATTATCTGGGCTGGATTGAACGACGAGGCGGACATGCTGAACAGGCTTATCCCCGGCAGTGTGAATGTGAAAGGCTCCATGTCGCCGGAAGACAAGGCCAAGGCGTTCCTTGACTTCGCTGATGGGAACATTCCGGTGCTGATCACGAAGGGTTCCATGGCATCGTTCGGTTTGAACTGGCAGAACTGCGCTCGAATGGCGTTCTGCGGTTTGAACGACTCGTGGGAATCCTACTACCAGTCGATACGCCGCTGCTACCGGTTCGGACAGAAGCGCGTGGTTGACGTGCATGTGGTGGTTTCCGATTTGGAACGCGAGATAGCGGAGAACATCACCCGCAAGGAACAGCAGGCCACTCATTTGAGTGACGAACTGGTAAAGACGATGAATGAATCAAACTCTTTCGGAAAGGCCGCATGATGGTCGATGAAATGTATATGACCGATGAAGCCAAAGGCAAGGATTGGACACTATGGCTTGGCGACTCGTGCGAACGCATGGCGGAAATGGCTGACAACAGTGTTGATCTGAGTGTGAGCAGCCCGCCGTTCGCAAGCCTGTACGTGTACTCCGATTCAACCCGCGACTTGGGCAACAATAGTTCCCGTGAAGAGTTCATCGAGAATTACGGGTACATCATCCGCGAACTGTTGAGGGTCACGAAACCGGGCCGTATCGCTTGCGTGCATGTGCAGCAGGTGGTGACCACGAAGACCGCTGACGGCGTGGTTGGATTGACCGACTTCCGTGGTGATGTAATCCGCGCTTACGTGGAGAACGGTTGGATTTTCCACGGCGAAGTCACCGTGAACAAGAATCCACAGGCTCAGGCGATTCGCACGAAAGCCCAAGCCCTCATGTTCGTCACGAAGAACAAGGATTCCAGCATGAGCCGTCCCGCGTTGGCCGACTATCTGCTGATGTTCCGCAAGCCCGGTGACAATCAGGTGCCGATCAAGAACGATGTTTCCAACGAGGAATGGATTGATTGGGCGCAGCCGGTCTGGTGGAACATTCGAGAGACCAACACGCTGAATGAGCGTCTTGGCCGTGAGGATACCGATGAACGCCACATCTGCCCGCTGCAATTGGATTTCATCGAACGGTGCATCCGCTTGTGGAGCAATAAGGGCGAGCTTGTGTTCGACCCGTTTGGTGGCATCGGCTCGACCGTGTACGAGGCAATCAAACTTGGCCGCAAGGGCATGAGCATTGAATTGAAGCCTTCCTATTGGGATGCGTCGGTGAATCTGATGCGCGATCTTGAAGAGAAGCTTGGAGAGGCGACACTGTTCTGATGGTTCCGCTCTCTGGGATTACCGAACCCGCATGGTGCGACAAGCATGGGGTCGAATATTACGGCCCCACTTGTCCTGAATGCGAGTCGGAAGCCGAAGACTATTGGGATGATATTGGAGACGCGAGCATATGGGATTTATGACCTATGATTTCGACATTCCAGGCGAACCCGTCGCGAAGGGCCGTCCACGATTCTACGGGTATCGGGCTGTGACCCCTCAACATACGAGGGATGCCGAGGAACTGGTGCGAAACCAATTCCACATGTTCTACCCTCATGCCGAACCATTGGACGGGGACGTGATGATGATTCTCATGTTTTATAAGGGGCGTCATGGGAAACCGGATTTGGACAATCTGGAAAAGCTCGTCAAGGACGCGTTGAACGGTTTGGCCTACGTGGATGACCAGCAGGTGAAACTCACGTTGTGCGCCATGCTGGAACCCGACCGTATGGCATGGGGACAACGGGCGAAACGGCTTGTCAAACGTCGGCAGGGAATGCCGTTGACATACGGCGGCAATCCTTATGAGCCGCATACGGAAATCCATATAGAACCCTTGCATGACATTCACGGCGGGTTGGAAAGTCTCGTCAGAAACACGAAGGAGATGATAAGCGATGTCGGAAACCAGCCTGAATACCGGTGAGATGCTGTTCCAACTGCGTGTCTGGGATTACTTGGCTTGGGCGTTGGACGATAAGCGTCTCGACCATGTTGAGAACCTGTACTACAAGGGGCGGCCGATCAGTGTTTCGACGTTCGCCAATCCGAACGTGCCGATGGTGAAATGCTTCGATAAGGCTGAACTGTCGGCTGGTGACATTGATTCCGAATATCCGTTCGTCATACAAGCCGATGGCATGTTCGATGCTGACGTGATGGACGAGCGTGAGTGGATCGCGTCTCAACCCGCGTACACGAGTCTGAGCGTGTGGGACAAGTTCGAGACTCTGCTACCGGCCAAACCGTCTATGGAATGCGTTGACTCGGGCACTCGAATGTTCATCCGATTCACATTGGGTGAATTGGCGGGCATGTTGAACAGTGGATTGCCGCTCGGAGGTGGACGATGATTCTTCCAGCAGTCAACGTCAACGGCATCCATTTGAGCAGCCAACAGCATGAGGCGCTTGTCAGCATATGGCGTACCGGTCGAATGCCGGAAGCTCAAACAGGTCAGAAACCGTGGCTGTGGATTCAAGCGCTCAGACGGCGCGGCTTGGTATCCGACAATGCGCTCAGACTGACCGACAAGGGACGCCATATCGTCCAACTCCTACAGGACAGGAAAGCATTCCGGTCTCAAAGCACCGCCGACAATCCACACTACGGAGCCTACTGGGACGCCTACTACGCCGACCAGTCCACATACCCGTACAAGCCGACGTTGGAAATCATTTGCGAAAGGAACTGTGATGAAACTTGACCCGCCACCGGACTTGGTTGAAATCGCTGAAGCCTTGGACGCGATGGCGAAACCACACGTGGGAAGCGGCTGGGCGAACCTCAACTTCGACGGCCTGCCCTGCACCACGCCACGGCAGGAGGCCATCTGGATGGCATACAACGGAATCACAAGAGGAGAGGATTAACGGGCGATGTGGTTCAAGGTCGATGATGGGTTCTGCATGAATCCGAAGACGGCGATGCTGTCCAATGACGCCACCGCATTATGGCTTCGTTCAGGCACGTGGGCCGCGCAACAGCTGACAAAAGGACGTGTCCCAGCGAACATGATTCCCATGTTCCGTTGCTCCGATGATTCGGTTCAGGAACTCTGCGATGCGGGCTTGTGGGAGTATGACGCCGACAAGGACGAATACGTGTTCCATGATTGGGCTGACTATCAGCCGGACGGTGACGAAGTGGATGCCAAGCGCAGGAAACGGAGTGAAGCGGGCAAGAAGGGTGCGAGCCGTCGTTGGAAGAAGCCCGAGAATGGCAAAAATGGCAAACCGATGGCAAATGCTATGGCAAACGCATGGCAAACCGATGGCAAATGCCATAGCAAACCGATGGCAAACGCATGGCAAGACGATGGCAAACCGATGGCAAACGCATGCCCCGTACCCGTACCCGTACCCGATAAGAAAGAAGAAGAATATTATTCTTCTTCCAAAGAAATGACACTTGCCATGTTCCAAGACTCCACAGAGTTGACGGCGGCGGACAGCATGATGCGAACCGCTTACCCGAACTTGGATTTACAGGATGCTTGGAACGCTTTCTCCGTCCGCCACTATGCCAGAATCAGCACCGTGGGGGATTGGATACGCCTATGGCGTGGCTGGTGTGAGAACCGGGCGCAAATGGGTGGTATCCCACCGTCGAAGCCACACGTCCACACTTGGGCTTGCGAACACACGTTGAAAGCCTTGCACCTCCAATCGCAGGATGACGTGACCGACATGGCGTCAGCCGTCAAAAAAGCCAATGAGCTAAACCAGAAGGAAGAACCCTAGTGAAATACATCAGCCTGTTCAGCGGCATTGAAGCAGCAACTGTCGCATGGCAAACACTCGGATGGGAGCCAGTCGCATACGCCGAAATCGAACCATTCCCCAAAGCAGTACTCAAACACCACTATCCGAACGTCCCAGACTTAGGGGACATGACGAAAGTTAATTGGAAGGAATACCACCATGCAGCAGATGTCGTTGTGGGAGGAAGCCCCTGCCAGGCATTCAGCATCGCCGGACTCAGGAAGGCTCTGGACGATCCTCGCGGCCAGCTCATGCTCGAGTATCTCCGAGCTTGCGCAGAAATTGATCCGGAATGGATCGTATGGGAGAACGTGCCCGGAGTTCTGTCGGCTGAACACGGACGGGCTTTCCAGTCGCTCCTTGAAGCCGTGGCCGAACTCTGGCCTGATGGGGGGGTGCATGGCGAGTGCTGGACGCTCAGTTCTTCGGTGTGGCCCAGCGACGCGAGCGTGTGTTCCTTGTCGTCAACACTAGAGACTGGCGGCGTGCCGCGCCGGTACTTTTTGAGCGCGAGAGCCTGTGCTGGGATCATACGTCGAGCCGAGAGAAGAGGCAAAGCCTTACCCAGGGAACTGCGGGAGGCGTTGGAGACGCAGATTCGGACGCTGGGGGATTGATGTTGGACTTCCATCAGCAGGATGGACGGTTCAAGGTCAGCGATCATCCCGACGTGTCGAATACGCTCACCTCGCACATGGGTACCGGTGGCAACAATGTTCCCCTGATTAAGGCGTTCAAATGGAGCCAGGGTGAGAAGAGCCGGAGTCTGGCGATTGGCGAAGTGAGTCCCACTTTGAGCACTGACCATAATCCAGCCGTCTACCAAATTGAGAGAGAGAGAGTGATGTGTCGCGCGGACACTCAGGCGAATGCCGCACAAGGATTCGATCTTTCTCCGACATTGATGGCTCACGCCGGAAAGGATGCCCCATTCATCTATCCGACAACTAATAGGAGAGACTAGTGGTTTTCACTTTCAAGATTCGCGGTGGCGGAGCGGGGGGGGTAAGGGATTCCTCGGGCAGGACGAGCTTTCTGCCACGCTCAGCACGCACAATGACCAGTTTCTACATACGGAGGATTCGATGAATGGTTTGACGGTTCGCAGGTTGACGCCGTTGGAATGCGAAAGGCTTCAAGGTTTCCCGGACGGATGGACGGATATTCCGTGGAAGGGGAAGAAGCACACGCCGGATAGTCCACGCTACAAGGCGCTCGGTAATTCGATGGCGGTTCCTGTCATGAGATGGATAGGTGAGGGCATCCAATTGGTTGAAGACAACAAGGGATTGTTCCAGGAGAACCCCAGTGAGCAGTGACAATCCATCCAAGGAGACGTGCCGCATGGTTGATGATCGTGATGGGAGACGTTGCGTGCGTTGCGGCCGAAGCTTGTATGCGGTTGGCGGTTCCCGGCATCATCGGAAACTCCGTAGCCAATGCACGAGGGTTGAGAAGCATCAAGTGCAGAATCTGATTCTGCTTTGCGGTTCGGGTACGACGGGCTGTCATGGTTTCGTTCACATGCATCCGACTATCGCTTATGAGAACGGCTGGTGCGTGAAATCGTTTCAAGACCAGTTGGAAGTGCCGGTACGGACTTGGCATGGACTCGTGTATCTCACCACAGACGGCAAATATTCATCGACAAAGGAACAATCAAATGACTGACAATATCAATCCATCGCATTACAAGGATGGCCCGTTCGAATGCATCGAACTATCCAGACTACTTAGTTCCGACTGGGGCCAAGCCGTGCAGTATTGCTTCCGCTGGCAGCACAAGAACGGTGTCGAAGACCTCAAGAAGGCGATCTGGTTCATCAATGACGCAATCACGCATAATGTGCCGTTCTTCGCCGCGTGCTGCAAACGGAACGCCGACATTCTCGAAGCTCAGGCAATCAGGCTTCTTGGCATCCTACAGGCCGAGAACTGGGCTGATCTCGAACAGTTCTGGCGGGACCTCAAGTGGGGAGACCTCGTGGACGTGCTCGAAGCCCTCACCGACAAGATCAATGAAATCGAAAAGGAAGGCAAGTAATGGCGGTAGGAGCGATGGACGAACCGGTGATAAATCACGTTGACCATAAAAGCGTCTGGTGCGACTTCGGAAATGCTCTCGACAGAGTCCTGCTTCTTTGCTTTGCGCAACGCGAAGCCATTGCGCGGATTCTGCAAAACAACAGCACGGAGAGCGTGATTGCCTTCGCGGAAGGACAGATTGCGGCTTATATGCAAATCGAAGCGGCTGTCAACGAACTTGAGAAAGTCCATTTAGACGATCACACGAAGAAGGTGTGCAAAATGACTAAGGATGGTGAGTGATGGATAAGACGAGGGTGGCCCTCACGGCGATTATCTGCATCACGATTGTCTTGACTTCGTTCAGCTTTGGAATGGCACCTAATGTCGGCGAGAAGGCCAATACGGGTTTTCAAATGGAAACGGTCAAGACCGGTGATGTGACATGGGCGTGTCTGAAGCATAACGGCGAATACATCGGCTGTAACACGGTGGAGACGGTCAAATGAATGTTTTCGCAGGCAAGACCGGCTACATCGTCTGGCCGCAAGGCGATACGGGAGTTCACACATGCCGCGTGTACGACTCACTGGATGAAGCTGAGAGCGCGGCACGTTCCAAAGCCGACTTCTACCACAGGGCGTATGAGGTGCGTACCGCTTATGAGAGTCCGGCAAGAACCATCAGAACAATCAACCCAAGGAGACACCAATGAGCGACAGAGTGAAAGTCGGCACGAGCAAGGTCACGTTCCGTGTGCGCGCGTTCGACTATCCGCAGATCGAACTCGCATCCGTCGAAGTGGATGTGCCGATGTACACGAAGACGGACAACAAGCTCGACAACATGCAGCAGGGACATGTCACGGCGGACGTGCCGGACGGTTTCAATGAGAAGGTCAAAGACGCATTGCATGTGTTCGCGGACACTCTACAGGCATCGTTCAACGAAGAAGGAGAGTGAAATGTTGAGAAGCATTGATTTCAAAACAATGACTTACCTGTTTACCGACAAGGCTGGCACTTGTCTGACCGTGGAGTTCGACGGGAGGGAACTGGATGACATCTACAAGCAGGTGAAAGCCATGTACGATCAGGCGCACTCGTCTGATGACATGCCCACCGAACCGGGCTGGTATGCGACTCGGGATGGTGAAGACCTGTTGAGCTACGACGGTGACGCTTGGCACATTCACAATATCGACTGTGATGCGCAATTGTTCGCTGACGGGGATTTGGAAACGATGGACTGGAGCGTGGTCAAACGCACGTTCGATGCTGACGCTTTCCCGCTGATACCAGTGAATCTTAACGATACATCTCGTGCGGAGCGTCGGTTGACCAACCTCACCAACTTTTTGCACACGCTCATTCATGAATGTGAGACAGTGCGGGACAACCCATCTTCCGACAAGCATACGAAAGACATCGAGAATGCCGTCTGCGGGACGGGAATCAACTTCGGCAAAGACCTGCTCGCACGATTGGAAAACGGGGTGTTCGACCATGAATGTGCATGAAAGCCTATCCGACTGGCGGTCGCTGCCCATGAGCATGCTCGACGGGCATAGGGCGATAATCCAACTCAACGAAGGCACGATCATCGACGGGTATCTGAGATACGTGCCGTCGAAACTCCGCAAGGAATTACGAGGCGCGACGGAAGGAATCTGCGAATCATTGATGGTTGAAGGCGTGTACCAGCCGGTCATCATCAGCGTGAACGCAGGCGGAAAGCATGTGGTTGATGGCGTGAAGGCATTGAACATACTCAAGGAGGTGAGCGCATGAGCGACCAATACGCGGTCAGCATCCGTCATAGCTACACCATGCCGGATGAGACATTCTATGGATATGAGCTGGTCTTATGGCATTTGGGACGTGATCGAGAACACTTGGCTGTTTCGTGCGACACGCGAATACCCAGTATCCAAGACCGTCTCACGGAAACAAGCGTTGGAACAGGCGCTTTACGACGCTGAGGAATTGGCTCGAATCTTCCAATGCAAAAACTATGGAACCAACGAAGAAGGAATGTGGGGAGGCCGTGAGTGATGTTCGGGCGTAAGAAGAAGCCCCAGCCCAAGAGTTATCTTCGATGCCCTTACTGCGGTGACGCGCCAATAATAGTTAGCGGCAAATGCACATATCACAATCCACGTCATACCGTCTACCGGTACGAGTGCGTATTGAAGTGTCTTCAAGGCGAGGTCTGTCAGACTGCCGAAGATGCGTTCAACTCGTGGATACGCGCTGTCGCACGCTATTACGACGCCGAGAGTGCGATAAGACAATTCTGCGAGCAGAAGAAGGATGAATGATGTGCGTGAGACTCGGCTTCATTAAACCCGGTTATGCAGAGGTCTACTGCGCCCATTGCGGTTATTGCATCGGATATGTCCACCGCGAAGAGGTGATCGTGTCCACGAACCTCGATACCGGGCGGCAAACCACTGTGAACAGGTGGTTTCCGGAAACGAATGATGGCGACGCATGGAGCAGGACGCATGGCGGCGGCTTCGCGGATAGGACCGATGAAGAATCCAATCGACTGTTCACGTCCGGCTGGGCCACTCGCGGTGAGGCTGTGAGAATGCTCAAATGCTTGGACTGCGAGGAGAAGACAACATGAGTCTGGATGATGTTTGCTGGAATATTTCAAGCGTGTTCATCGTCATCACCTTGGGAGTGATAGCGATACTCTGCGTACTCACGCTATTAGGCGTGTTCGTATGCATCTTCGACCATGACGATAACCACAGGAACGATAAGAACAGTAAAGGAATAACAAATGGCTACGAACGTGAGTGAAAAAGACAAGACGTTGAACGAGATCATCGACTGGTGCGAGAACCAGCGGAGGAAAATCCTTGCCGACATTGAACCAGCGCCGGGAGAGGATGCGGAAGAAGCCTATGCCGATTTGAAGTCGGTCATCCGGTCTGACAATCCGATAATCAAATATTCCAACGACCTGCTTGATGGCAGTGAGGCTTTCGTGTATGGCGTCATAATGCAAGCTCGACTGCTTGACCATATCATCGACCACTGCCGGTCCATGCTCGGCTATTCCGGCTCGATGCCTTCCGAGGTGCCTAACCAAAGCGAGGACGCGGAGGAATAGTCATGTGGTTCAAACGCAAACACAACGAATACGGGTGTCCAATGTGCGGCAGACTACCCAAAATCGTTAAGGGCTGTACACAGGAAGGGAATTACATCAAGTCGATATATCGGCTCCGATGCCCGCGAAAACACATCTCTACGAGCTGGTATGACGACCCAGCATACGCAAGCAGTCAATGGAAACAAGTCGTGGACGAATACAAGGGGAAGGATACGAAATGAGCGCTCAATACAAGGTTTGCCCACTGTTTTGGAGTGATTACGGCGGTAAGCGCACCTTGATGAATATGGGTGCGTTTGAAGAGTTGCTGAACGAGGGTTGGCAGATTCTGCGGGTGGATACCATGCCGCCAACGGAATTGCGTGATAACGCCGTCACAGCGACGAACGTCTACATCCTTGAGAGGGAGGCTAATGATGATTAGTCAATACGACAAGGACATGTGTTGCCTGTATATCGCTGAGGGGATGAGCTACATCTGGCAACAAAAAGGGGGCCAAGAGCTTTCCCGAATGCTTGAATCATTGGCCGATAGGAAGCTCATGAAGCGTGTCCATGGCGGGTATGCGATCACACTCAAGGGCCTGTTGGCAGTCAAGGCGTGGAGACTTCACCTGTTCCTGTTCCATCACCACGATGAATACAAGTACTTCAGGAGGAAGAAATGAGCAGGGCTGAAACCACCGCCATGCTGTCCAAGCTGGTCGAGAAGAGGTTGAAGAATCGCGTGAGTTATTGGGCTAGCGAGGTTAACTTCGACCTTGGAACACCACGGAACAGGCGCATCGACTACATCGGATTCAAGCCTTTCACGCCCGGCTACGTGCTCGAACCAAGCAGTGTGGAACTAGGCACTTTCTCCTGCTATGAAATCAAGTCATGCATGGCTGATTTCAAATCGGGTCACGGGCTGACGTTCTACGGTGACGAAAACTATCTAGTCACCACGCCTGAGCTTGCGGATGAACTGCGTGTGAGCCATCAGATTCCGCGAGACATCGACCAAGTGTTGGTGCCCACGGCCAAAGGGGACAAGCTCAGATGCCTGTACGACGTGTCCTATGGAGACAAGCGGAATAGCTACAGGCGGCGTCCGGCGAGTGAAATGCTGTACGCCATGATCGAAGCGAACGGAAAGAGGACGAATTGAGCATCTCAGAGGATGAAGCCGAAAAGGTGTACCCGACCGAGTACTGGAATGACGGTTCGGGCTGCAAGAAGGTTTTCGCTGCCAATACTGACGATTTGCAGGAAGCCTATATTCGAGGCCGCGAAGCGCCACCGTCTGACGTTGAGGTGGAGGCCGTGGCAAAACGCTTGCTATGGCGAAGTTGCAAGAAGTGGGATGGTGTCGAAAGTGACTGTGCGGCGAAAGACGAGGACGACGCATGGGATTACGCGGGGCAAATCTGCGGCTATCAGGAAGACTACATCGAGCGGGCGAAAGAAGTACTCGAAGTGGCACGTAAGGCGGTGACGGAATGAAGGCTGTTTTGATTGTTTTGTGGAAGTCGGTGGATTGATGATCGAAGAACCTACCGCCGACGAGATCATGAAAATGTTCGCGGTTGACATAGCGGTTCTTCGTCGTGGTAGGCGCAAGCCGTCTGAGAAGCCGCCAGTCGGAAAGAAGAAGGCGAAAGCGTCGAAAAAGCCGGTCAAGCTTACTGCGGAACAGCTCGCACGGAAACGTGAGCACACGCGACAGTGGCGGATGACACACCGTGAGCAAGTCTTGGAATGCAACCGCCGATACAAGCTTGCGCATCGTCCGACATTCCACCATTTCAGCCGTGAGGAACAGGCGGCCTGCGAACGCAACTACTACCTGCTTCATCCCGAGAAGAGAAAACGGAAGCGGGAGACTGTTTGAGACGTTAATCCAATACCGGTTGCAAGGTTGGGTGCAACCGGTATACTAGACATGTTCCGGCATTAATCGCACGCCTTCGGGCACCGGTGCGGAATCAACATACCATGATTTTGGAAGGCGTGCGATTGGCTGACTGCAAACTGTTGCGTTGCGGGCGTGAACGAGACGATACCAGGCAACTCTGCCCTGAATGTGAACATCGGCTCCTAGCTGACTTGGAATGGTTCACGAAGAACATCGGATTTTTGGAAACCGACAAGATGAACCGCATCAACAAGAATCATGACGCTAACGGTGGCGGGGGAGGATACTCTGATAATCCGCCGTTGAGGGAGCAAGTGTTCGACCTGCTGTATGAGGGAGACGAACGGGATGATAGCGTGTGGGGCACACTATCCGCGTTCGCTAAATGCTTAGGCGTCGAATACCTGAATCACGATCCGTTGAACGTGTTGGCGCAGCGGATAGCCGTGAAGAAAACCAAGCAAGGCGAACCCGCGTGTCTATGCTCAACGGCAACACCCGTGTACGCGCTTGAAATCCGCATCGCCCGCGACAAATGCCAGCGCCTGTTGAATCAAGGCCATACGGTTAGCTTGGGCAATTGCCCCAACACTGACTGCAACATGCCGTTAAGCGCTGACGAGACGGCAAAACAAGTCAAATGCCGTGGATGCAGGAACGTTTGGAACATCAACTTTTTGAGGACACTCATGCAAGACAAGATTAAACACAGCACTTACACGGGGACTGCTTCGGACATTAGAAGCAAACTCCAACAGGCTGGATACCTCGTATCCGCGAACACGTTGAAATCATGGGCGCACAGGGGCAAGCTCACCCCGGTACGCAAGGAAGGGCGGCATCCCATCTACCGTATCGCGGACGTGTACATGCTGATGCAGCAAACCACTCCAGTGGACGATATTTGGGGACTCGTCGGAAAGGACAACCGGCAGTGAGCATCATCAGCATCACCGACAAGGGGCAAGACCATCACCTATCACGCGCATCACATGCGCGACGTGATCGAACCAGTCAAACAGTACGGCATGTTCGGAGAGCAATTGAACGCGAAGAAAAAGCTCCACACGCTCACTTTCTACACGGAGGACTAATAATGCGAGTCAACATCGACTGCACGCTAATCCTCCTACTGTTGTCCGGCATGTTGGCACTCCTGAAAATCGGGGGGCCAATTCCCATACCCGTGGATATGGGTGCTCGCACCCATATGGATACCGCTGCTCGCATTGGCCGGTATCACAATCATCCTGATAATCGCTTGGATTATCGGCGTCATGAAAAGTTCGGAGACTAAATGCATATCAGCGGCAAAACCAATAACATCAGTTACGCTCACGCGAACGATGGTGGAGCAGACCTCAGAAGCAATGAGGACACGATCATCTGCGCGGGCAGTCAGACGCTCGTGCATACGGGCGTGAGACTGGCTATTCCAGCCGGATATGTCGGACTGGTCTGCCCACGTTCGGGATTGGCGTTGAAACACGACATCACCGTGATGAACGCGCCCGGAGTAATCGATGCCAATTATCGTGGCGAAGTCGGCGTAATCCTCAGAAACATGGGTGAACATGCGTTTGAAGTGCATGAGGGAGACCGGATAGCGCAAATCGTGTTCCTCCCATACGCGCACATGCAATTCGAGCCAGTCAACGAACTGGATTCGACCGAACGTGGCGAGAAAGGATTCGGCAGCAGCGGCATCAACTAGAATCACAGAAGGAGACACAATGACGGTACTCGACTTCACCAAGAAAACAACCCCCGTTATAGACAAGCTGATAAAACTCGGATTCCACTACGAAAGCACAGACAAGACAGAAGCGGAGGGCATACGTAATCCGCCATAGCTGATAACCACATGGGAGAACGTCATGAATGGCGTGATCCTGAAAATCATCGACACATATGCCGTGTCCTATGACGAAAACGACGTACTGTATCAAACGCCAACCGAATACGTCAGGATAACGGATGATTGCACTAACATAAGCGTCACCATGTCGGTCGAAGAGTTCATGGAATTGGAACGGATCACGAACAGCAACGGCAGCACATTCCCACGCCCGGAAACATCCTTCAAAAGAATTACCAACGAGAACTAGGAGACCACGCGGAATGAGCGAGACAATCACAGCAGACCATCTGAACGCCACGCACTTAGGCAAGAAGATAAGCATTTTAGACAATTGCGAAATCGTCATGTCAGGAAAACGCAAGGAGTTAAGAGCGACGCAATACTCCATGCCGGTGTACAGCAACAATATCGAAGCCGTGCCCAACGGCTATGGGAACATCACCATTGCCCCGAAACTGAATTACGAAACTGTCGCCGACATCATCATGCACCTGTCGAATCAGCTCAATGACGATATCAAGGCGACCGTTCATGGTGACACGGAACTGGTAATCGAAGTCAACGGAAAGTAGGGGAGTATGACGGAAAACACCACTGGAAAAATCAACGAACGAACTGCTGATGCGCGTGTTGCAAGTCGAATCACCGGAACTGTTCGACGGAAGCGACGATCAGCCGGTACGAGTAGTCGGCTACGATTATTCGCCATTCTGCGTCTGCGAAACCTGTGGCGATGACCCCGAAATGCTGACCATCGCATTCGAGACGAAAAGCGGCGAACGTTACAGCCAATACTACGACTATTTTGGACTGCCGAACATTTTAGAAGCATTGGACAAGTGGGATAAGCAGTACGGGAAGGTGGTAGAGAACCGTGGATGACACTTCAAGCACGAAGAAATTCGTATTTACAAGTGATAGCAAGCCGTCCCCCGACCTCTCGAATTTCAAGCCTTTTGGACACATTGACGAGGACAAACCCAAGTACAGTGCGATCATGATTATCGAGGATGAAGGCGTATACGTTCCCGTGATATACAAGGAATGCCGCGTGGACCTCGACATTGATAACCCGACGATTCACCCGCTATCAGGCCCATGCATCTACGGGAACATGTTGAAGGACAACAAATGAAGTGGTTTACCAGTGACTTGCATTTCGCTCACCCTTTCGTGGCTGCATTACGTGGCTACGCGCTACCCGGATACGCTAAGGATGCATCGATCAAACAACAAGCCGAACATGAGCATAAGCCGCTCAAGAACTGTGTTGACTGGCGGAAGCATGATGCCGACATCATCAGAAGCATCAACACGTATGTTGGCGAGGAAGACGAACTCTACATCCTCGGAGACATCAGTTCCGGCAGCACGTGGAGCGTAGACCAAGCGATAATGCGCATCCAAAACCTGCATGTACCACGCAAGAACAGGCATCTGATTCTCGGCAACCACGAACTGCACAGCTCCACCCGCACGCTGGAAAAGTTGGCAAGCGTGTTCGGGGAAGTCGGAAGAGTCGGCATCACCGAAATCAGAGACGGGTGGGGCAACAATCCACACACGGTATTTTTAAGCCACTTCCAATGGCGTGAAGACTTCACGCAAAGCAAACCCCTAGGCGCAGTCTCAACCAATTGGAACGCGCCGGAATTAGCCGAATACGCGCTACCACGCATGAACAACACTCTGCTCCTGCACGGACACACGCACGCGCATGACCCGCTAGAGTTCGGCAGGCATCATAATGAGATCAACGTCGGATTGGACGCATGGTGTTTCGAGCCAGTCAACGAAGCCGAATTAGTGGACAATTGGCTACAAAGCGCGTCAGGCAACGTCTGAGTGGTCTGCAATGGCCCTGTTAACAACAAATGCGTTTAGCGAGTGTTCGCCAAACGTTGGAAACCGGCTTCATCATCCTCGGGATAACGGAACCGCGCTTCGATGCCCTGCGCTTCAAGGATCGCGGCTATCTCCCTGCTGCGGGCATTGACGATGGCGTAATCACCTTTGTCCCGTCCGTAACGGTCGTAGTGTTCCTGCGAACGATAGTAGAGCAAGTCCACATGGTCAGGCGGGTTGCCTTGGACTTCCTCAATCCCGTTCACCGCATCCAAAGCGGCCTCGACCGCTTCGACATGCTGCGTGAGCATACTTTCCAACCATGCCTGCACGTCTGCCGGTGGTTCCGCCTCGCCGGGCTTCTCCCAACGTTTCACCGTCAACACGGCATTGCCGAAACGGTCGGCAAGCATCTTCTGACTGATGCCGCATCGCTCCCGTGCCGCACGAAAAGCGGCCTTCGATCCAAACGTCATCAAACCTCCAGACAATCATGAAAACACGGAAAACGTCGGTTCCGGCATGAAAAACACGCTGGAACCGGCAGAACAACGATTTTCAGCGGAATACGTCACGCCTTGACGCAATCGAACACCAGCAAATCGGAATCATCGGAATCCGTTCCGATCTTGGAGTCAAGACGCCACCCGTTTTCCTCAAGACACCGTTTGATGTCCTCCGTCCAATCATCCGCCTCCACGTCGGACGGGGTGAACTCCAAGTCGTCCACAATCTCCCTATCCTCATGGAAATCGATGAAGTAATCGTAGATGCGGATATGGAACGTCGAATCCACGTCAAGCGGGTTCCTGAGCACCGCATTGTTCGGCTCCATCACGTCGATGTAGGCGTTGTGGGCTTCGATGCGCTCGGTCCATCCGATGATGGTTTCAGGATCGTTCAGGTCGATGAACCAGTCCATGAGCTGCTCGGTGGTCAACGTGTCTGAGTAAGCCGAAAGCTCTTCGTACAGCTTGTCGTAATCGGATTGCGTGGACTCCTCGTCAGCGACGAGCCGCTCATACTTGGCACGGAGCCGTTCGGACGGGATGCAAAGCCATGCGTCTTCGGTTTCGCCGTCCTTGTCAAGCTGGCGATCATAGACGCGCTTTCGTAATTCCGACTTCGGGAACTCCAGTGCGAATGTGCCAGTCTCATTCCACTTGTGGCCTCTGGTTTTTTCGATTCGGATGGTAATCATTTCAGTCTCCTTGAGTCTGTGGGGATGCCTTGTGCTTCCTGTCTTGTGGTTACAAGTATATGATACCATTGGTATCATTTCAAGTCGGGCGTGTTGTGGAAATCAATCCTCCTTGCCCAGATAATCCTGCAATCCGTCGCCAGCTTTGCCATTCAGCCCGCGACGGGACATGTCGTAATAGTCGAGCATCTGCGGACTGTTCCACCCGCCTGCGGCCATGATGTCCCTGTCCGGCACGCCAGCGTCACGGGAGAGCGTGCAGAACGTTCGCCGCAATGAATGCGGCGAAATATCCGGCACGCCCACGCGCAATGCCACGGACGATACGATGCCCACGGCGGTTTGCTGCCGCAGACGCGCGCCGGAATCCTCACGGAACACCGCACCACGCCTACGTTCGCCAATGAGTCGTGCGAGAGCTTCGGACGCATCGGAGGGAATGGCCACACGCTGAGACCAGTCGCCCTTGCGGTCGAACCGCACCCACGGACGCCCGTCATTCAGATGACAGTCTTCGACATCCAACCCAAGCGCCTCACCGACCCTCGCACCGGTCAACAGCAGCAGACTGCACAGGGCATCCGTCCGCGCACCCATACCGCGTGCTTCGGCCAGAAAAAGCCTAGCCTGCTCGCGGGTGAGGTACGTGCCATCCGAATGGCCGTACATTTTCGGCCTACGCACATGCTCGCCCGGATCGCAGTCGATATACCCCTCCTCGCAGAGATAGCGGTAGAGGCAGCAAACGACGCTCAGATTCCTGCACACCGTGTTCTTCGCTGCTGGCCGCATGCCGCCGTCATAGGCGGCGAACACCTCGATATGAGTGCGCTTCGCCCGCAGCATGTCGATGCCATTATCTGAACACCAGCGGAGCCATCGCGATACGACGCTCCGATACTGCGCCCTTGTACCCTGCGTCAGGCCGGCGAGAAAACCGGCGATCATGTCGCTCACCGTTTCCATATGCGCACCGTCTCCTTGCAGATCAAAGGCTTGTCGGCAGGACCCTTCACGAACGGCGGTATCCACTGGCGGCGGCGCAGCGAATGGTCCGGCCCATACGCTTGATTACGCCAAAAACCACGCACGATAAAACGATGGGTGTATTCGCGTCGCACTTGTTCGTCATTGTCGGAGCTTTCACCTGGACGATGCAGGTTCTCGCGCAGCACCAGCATCTTGACTTTGCGTATTTCGGGGTCGAAACGCGGCGGCAGCGGATGCGCCGTATCGGGTTTCGCCGGTTTTGCCTCGCAGATATGCGGTTCCGCGCTCAACGCCCACACCGCGCGCAGCAGATCGCCGAACCATCGGAAACCGCCGACATGCTCATTGAAAATGCCGTTGGCGAATCTGATGACCGGCAGTGAGAATGATTTCGCGTCGCATTCCTTCAGAGCGCATGGATGGTCCGTGAATCCCATCAATTCGATATCGCCGTTGCCGTCGCATTGCCAGAAGAGCGCCGACACATGGGCGTCTCCGACCTTCCTTCCCGTCGCGTCGTCGGTCACGGGGAATCTGACCATTTGGACATCCCCGTCGAAGAAGATAAGCCCGCTTTGCGCCGGCGCTTCCGATTTCGGGAAATCACCTGCCCGGACGGTATCTTCCGCCAGCGCCGTCATGTCCCGGCTGATCCACCAAAGCTGCGCGACGGCGAGATTATCAGCGAAATTCCAAGCCGCTTCCATGCTCCGCTCGTATTGCGAGTGCGCAGCCATCTCCTTCTTTAATGCGACCCGCTCGTATTCCACGAGCTTGTCGCGGATCAGCGGAAGGTGCGATGGGATGAGGCGAAGCCGTCTGTTCCTACTGCGCGTCATGTCAGTCAGCCTCCCCAAGACGGTCGAAAACCTTGTCATACGCTTTCGTCACGCATTCCAAACCCATGCGGTAGACGCTCACGCGATCATGGTCAGACTCCGCCATGCGGCGCTGCCAATCATGCGGGAACGCCACGCTCAACAACGTCTCCCGCACGTCCGGTTTGACAACCTCGATTTTCTGCGGGAACATCGCATCAAAAGTGAGGACACACAAGGCGTAAGCCACCTGCAACGTTCGGTCAGACACGTAGCGGAAAGACTGTTCCGCCACGTGGTCAATCTCTTCCATAGACCACGGAACGGTAGCCGCCAACTTCGCGTACTCTTCCGCATCCTCATAATCCAAGCCGCCATTCATCGAATTGTCCTGAACCGTATCCACCAGGTATTCGTGCAGTTCACCGATGATGCCCGCCGTGGAATGGACGAACACAGGCTCAAAATCAGTAAAATAACTGCCGAACCACAGGCCGCAGACATGGCCCACATAGCCGGTAAGCTCACGTGGCAGCATATTCACGTCAATCATCACAACACCTCGATTTCATCGTTGAACCCCATGAACTCCTGAGTGGTGAACCCGCCATCCTTGACAACGCAGTACAGCCAACCCTGGAATCCACCCAAGCGCGCATCACGCATCCCACGAATCAAGTCACGCAACCACGCGCACACAAGATACGTTTTCGACACGGGACGCCAATAACGCTTACGCTCGACCACATCAAAATGGTCATATGCATACATTTGCTGACCAACATGAAAATCAGCCCACAATTTCAACGTTTCCATGACACTCACGCCTCCCTCGAATCAACGTCACCGAACAGTTCATAACGCAACTGCGCATCAGCATCGAACATCGCCTTGTACGCATCACCAAGAGACTCATAGAAGACGCCATCCACACGCCAACCTGCATAGCCCTTGGAATCCAACGAACGGAACTCTCTCAGCGCCTCAAGCATCATCTTGCGCGTCAATCGATAATCCGGCATGCTCCTATGAAAATTACCGTCGAACCGGTCAGCAGCAACGTAAGCGTCACGCGCTTTAGCCGTATCGAACGGGACAACAGTACCAATCGACTCATGGTCGAAATTGAAAGTGTTGACACCGTAAGGCCAATAAACAGCGTAAAAATGACGGGACATGGTAGAATCTCCTTGCAAATGGTTTGGTTGAGTTAATTACTGTTTGCAATGGCCGGACGGTATTCCTAGTACCGTCCGGCCAAACTTTTCAGAACAGGCAATCCATATGACGCGGATCAGGCAGATTGTCGGCAGCGGCGTTGATAACCGTGCTGAGATACGCGGTTATCAATGCGGGACGCTTGCCAATCTCCCTCAACACGGTTTGAATGTTCGACTCGATGGACGAATAGCCGGTAGCCTCCAAAGCGGCCTTGACCTGCTGTGCTGTGATGACGACACGTGACATTTCAGGCCACCTCGACAATCTCATGCTGAGAGAGGTACGCGGCCACGGACTCTTCCAACGTTTGGTCACTGCCACGCTGGTAGTAGTCACGGTACGCAACCACGCCACTCTTACCGTCGAACGCGACATATGCGACGCGACGGCCCTTGGAATCACGGAAGCCACGCGGCTTATGCGCATATCCACCAAACACGTCAGCCAACTCCTTGACCGACTTGCCACCTGGAATCGTGACCACGCGCGCCTTGACGCCATGCTGCGCAATCACCTTCGGCGTATCCTTGGACGGAATCGGCGGCACTTCAGGAATCTCAACCGTATCCGGTTCAGGCTCAACCGACTGCGGTTCAGGGGCGACAACCGGCAAATCATCGTAAGTCTCGCACATCTCAGGATGGTCACACTCGGCCGGGGTGAGGAATGAAATGTCACGTGACACAACCATGCCGCCATGCTCATAAGACAATTCCCAACCATGCTCACGGTCGGCGTCCGACAGGCTCACGCCATGCGCCGTATAATCCCCACAATCAGAGGAAACCATGCAATCGCCACGTTCCACGATCAACGGCACGTCACCGATCTCACTCACCGCCTGAGCGTAATCAGGCCCGTTAGGGTCAAGCCACGTACCACCGTCAGCACGATACGCGGCGGCCACACCACGCACCGCCTGAGCATTCTTCACGCCCGGAATCATCCGCCATGATTCAACGCCATCCTTCATCTCGAAACGCCACACGCTCGGACTATTGACGGAATCGAAAAACATGAAGACACTGGACGAATTGACTGCCCACAGGCCGTTAACTTTGTTCGACATTTTTAAAACTCCCTTGTATAAAAAACTTGATTATTTGATTGGGCCGTTCAACCGCACGGCCCTGAGCGGTTTCACCATTCCAAAACCTTGCTGCCACTCACGAGCACATATGACGTGCCGGATTGATTGCCGTCAACGCTTCCACGCCACTCGCAAATACGCTCGTAACCGTCCGAAGTGCTACCGTCCTCCATGCCGCACTGCGGAATGGCTGACAACTCGCGGTAGCTCGCTAGGTCGGCTTGGCCGTAATCCTTCGTGGCATAAGTCTCACGCCACCACGTCCACTGCTGCTCAGGCGTGCCATGCGGATCGGCAACCGGCTGATCGGAAAGCGCTGTGGAACAAGCCACGCCGAAAGCCAACAGGCCAACAAGCACGGCAATAAGCAGAGTAATCTTCTTACGCATTGCGAACACCTCACTTGGAAAGAACGGAATCAACAACCGTGTAGAATCCGGTGCAAAACTCTCTATTGTGTTCGCTGTGCAGTTCCGCACGGCAACGTTTCGTTAACAGGCGGCGGCACTCACCAATCATGGCATGTTCACCGCGCGTATAGTATTCATCCATCAACCACCACGCGGCATACGTGGTTCCGTCAAGCCTGTTTTCATCAGGCGAACGCCAAGCGTTTTGATTGTGTGAATACGTAGTGTTGCACACGTTGGCGAGATACGCATACTCTGCGGAATCAGATTCACGAATATCAGGAAAATCAACTGTAACAAAAGACATTTTTAAAGCACCTCGATTGTGTTGGAATGTAATGCCCGAACGGGCTATATGGGCGTGATTGATAGGCTCACGCCCGAAAGCCTGAAATAAGTCAGCGCATACGCTTGCGGTTAGGACAATTGGGATATTCGATAGCCCGACACTGTAGGGCTTCTTCCATCTCCAAACGACGCGCATTGCTGCACAGAAACCGCGCCTCATCACCGGCACGGCACATCTCACGCCACAGCGCATCCGCCCGCTTCACGTCGGCACAATCGCTCTCGGCAACGAAACAGCGGATAGCAATCTCACGGTAACGCTCGGCCTCATCCCGCAGCTTGCGGGAATCTGGCGTCACAGGAAAACCGTAGTACGGGTAACGTTGATCGATGGGGCACTTCTCACACATGACTTGCCCCTCAGTGTTCCCGCGCGTACCGGCTGATAACACGCTCCGCCTGGCTGAGGGCACGCGCCTGCAAGTCAAGCAGAGGCTCGCCACGGAACGCCATGCTTGCATCATGACCATCAGCCATATACCGGCGCATTTCGGACGGGGTGAAGAACCGGGCGGCGATATCCACGTTGTACACGAGAGCGCACCCGCCGTAACTGTATTCCCGCCAATTGTCCGCGCCGTTCAGCAACAGCGCGCGACGCGATCCGAAGTGCTCGGGAAGAACCGTTTCGGGCATGTCGAGCGAATCAAGCAATGCCAACGCGGTATCCTTCACACCCTGGTCCCACTTGCTGCGGGGCTTGAACTTGGCTTCGATATTCTTGTAGGTCTCATCAACGGTATACATTTTGACACTCCATTCCAGCCCCCTTGCTAGAATAAGAGGGCTCTAGTTAGTTGGTTAATAATTACTGAGCAATCGAGCCGGATAGTTGCAGCTATCCGGCTCAACTCATTCGTGAGCTACCGCACCCATAAAGAGCACCGATAGCCCTGGCGGATTACATTCAATCCGCCGAAGTTTCAGAATCAGAATCAAGTAGCTTACGTGGATTACGCACCTTAAGTGCGTCACACAGCTTTATCGCAGTGGCTAAGGTTAAGTTAGCCTCAGAGCGCCTACCGCACTCGATAGCCGCGATATTGCCGCCTGACATGCCAACCTTTTCGGCTAGCTCTCGTTGCGTCAACCCGCGCTTCAGTCTCAATTCTTTCAATCCCATGGCCCTACTCCTAACTTGGATTAGAGGCCATTGTAGACCACTCAGACAGCTCGGGGCAATTCCATGCCGGATACCGAGCCACGTTGGCGACTCGACGACGGTTCAGCCTTGCATAATGTGAGGGTGCATCATGCCTAGTCGCAATCCGTCGCGTCTTCGTCGCGTCCACTCTTCAGTTTTCAATCATCCATGCCGCGCCTGTTAGGGGGCTTCGTGTCACCGTCCTTGCGGTGGTGGCCTTCGTGGTGGTGACCTCTTCATCTCCGTTCCTTTCGTTGTCGTTTGCTTGATGGCTCTCACTATACACGCCTTACAAACGTAAGGCAAATTGAGCCAACACAGACCACGCCAAAACCATTGCAAACACTAGCATCCATCGGCGTGTCGCAACCACACGACGGCGACAGAAAGACGGCGGACGCCACAGCCACGGCCACACCACGCCACAGCCACACCCAGGGACGCCACGGCCACGTCACGACGGCCATGTCCAGAGACGTCACGGCGTCCAGGGCACGACGGCCACGCCACGGCCACGACGGGTACGGACATGATCGCATACAAAGGAACGTGCCCGCGCGATACCACACGACACGCCAAAACACAACCGAACAAACGTTCCAACGTTGCACCATGCAACAAACACCCCCGTGGGGGAGTGTCCCCCCGGCGCAAAAAGCAAGGCCGCTGGGTCTCTAGTGCTGACGCTGAATGCTCGCTGGAACATTTTTGGATTACCTGTTACTCACGAAGTCTTCACATATTTAGTGGTTGCAACCGTTGTTGCACCCTACATATTGTGTATAATGTTCCTTGGATTGATGTTGATGGCGGTGAAGCTAGCTTAAGCCACATCAACGTCTGGCCTTCCACGGTTAGAGCAAGGGTCTTTTAAACCTTGGGTTGTGGGTTCGAGTCCCACGGGGGCACGACCGCAGTTGGCGGAACTGCGGGAAATCGGGAGTGTAATCCTGTGGCTCGTCGTATCGGACGGGCAATTAAAAGCGTCCGCGTGGAATGCGCGTTAAACACCATCATCCCATTAGAGAAAGCCATTGCCCCGCAACAATGGCAAGTAGCGAACGGCTGATGTGAATGACTCCAATCCGGAAGACGCGTTGCGGGCGTCCTCGCGGAACGGAGACATACACCCTTGTAGCTCAGTGGAATAGAGCGCCGGTTTCCTAAACCGGACGTCGTTGGTTCGACTCCAACCTTGGGTACTAGGTTTCACGGAGGTAGCTGCCTGTGAGATCGATGGTATTGCTCGAATATCCCCGCTGGAACATGTGGGGGATAAGAGGCTCCCTGCCTTAGTCAGGCGGTTGACGACCGAAGGGGAGGCACGGCCAAACGGGGCGCTTAAACGACCACGTTCCTTGCCGTTGGTGGTAAAAGCCAGTCCACCATGCCGCTGTCATGCCAACTTGGACAATAACTAAGTTGGGTTTGGAATGTTGGCAGAGTGGTTTAATGCAACTGTCCCGAAAGCAGTCGCACTGTGAAGTGCCGGAGGTTCGAATCCTTCACATTCCGCGTTGGGGAAGTAGTACTACCCCCGAAGGCAAGCGCCTACCGCTGGCGTTGGCTTGTCTGGAGATGAAAGCGGCGGACGCTTCCGTTAACGGCGACTCGGTGGATGGTCACGCTTCATGGGTGTGACCATCCTCGCATATGGCATTGGTGCAACTGGATAGCATGACGGTCTCCAAAACCGTCGATGTTGGTTCGAGTCCAACATGCTGTGCTCAGCCTACCCACAGGTTGTGGGAAAGGTCTTCGGAGTCGTCTTGTGGCGGCTCTAGTTTTAGCTGACCCGCCTAGTCTGCGGGAACAGTCTCCTGAGTCGCCGTGGCGGCTCTTGCTTTTGGATGCTTGGCAGAGTGGCTTATTGCACCACCTTGCTAAGGTGGCGACCGGGAACGGTCCGGGGGTTCGACTCCCTCAGCATCCGCGCGCCGTGGCTGGCGGTAAAAAGCCATTGTGATGATGCCATTGGTTCCTTATGGCTCTCTGGGGGTTGAACGAGCGTCCCATGCTCCTGTTGTGGGTGGAGTGTGGGACGCTTGTTCTTTTGCTTTGGTGGCGGAATGGTAGACGCGGCGCACTCAAAATGCGCTACCTGTAGGGTGTGAGGGTTCGAATCCCTCCCGGAGCACTTGGGTTGGTTGATCTGAGAACTTTTCCTGCTGGGATGTTTCCCCTTTGGCGTGTTTTCCTGCTCAGCACCGGCCAACCCTGTTTTTGTGGAGGCATTGTGGCGTGGTCTAGTTCCCATCGTGATGAACGGTTCAATCCTGATTGGCCGCGTGTCCGTGCGATGATTCTTGAACGGGATGGGCATAGGTGCCAGTGGCCGGTCAAGGATGATTACGGGAATGTTCGCCTGTGCGGACGGTATGGGAATGAGGTTGACCATAAGGTTCGTAATCCCGTCCATGATGATGATCGTCCTGAGAATTTGTGGGTGTTGTGTCGTTGGCATCATCAGCGGAAGACCGAGGGTGAGTCTGCTGAGGTTCGTCGTGCGAAGGGTAGGAGTCGGAGGGAGAAGCGTTGGTATTCTCACCCGGCTTTCAAGTGAATGAGTTCATGTGCGCGGTTGCCGGTTGCGCTAATCCGGTGTGTGCGAAGGGATTGTGTCGTTCGCATTACGACCGTGACCGCTATTCGGGGTCTCCGCTGAAGCCGTTGCGCCAGCGCATGTGTCCTCAATGCCATACATGGTTTGATCCGAAGCGTTCCGACCAGTTGTTTTGTTCTGGGCGTTGCCGTGTGGCGTATAAGCGTGCTCGTGATGATGATAAGTCGTTGCCGGTGAAGCCTGAAACGACTATGTATGTGCGTCCGGTTGACGTGTCCGAGCTTGAGTCCGAGCTTGTTGTTGAGTCTTTTACTGATTCTCAGGTGGTTGAGAAGTGTGGCGGCTTGTGCGCGAAATGCCATGAGCCGGTTGATGTTGGTTCGAGTGGTGCCGATGGCGCCGCTTTCGTGTGGAAGGTTCCGTTGGAGAAGTCGCATAGTGCGACTTTGGCGAATCGTCTGCTGGTTCACAAGCGTTGCGAGGGCGGAACGTCCTAGCTTCGCGTATTGCCTGAAACGGGCGGATTGTGAGGCTGGCTGTGGCTGGTAATGGTCGTGGTGCGCAGAAGTCGAAGAATCCGATTCTTCGTGCGCCTGATAGTCCGATGGGTTTGGAGTTTCCTGCTGTTCGCCCTGATGGGCAGGAGTGGCTTGAACGGACGAAGAAGTGGTATGAGTCGCTTCGTGTCAGTCCGTTGGCTCAGCGTATGGGTGTTGAGGCCGACTGGTACGCGGTTCAGGATTTGGCGTTGTTGAAGGATGATTTCTGGCGTCCGAAGACTAAGGGCCGTTGGATGTTGGCTTCCGAGATTCGTCAGCGTGAGGCCACGTTGGGCATTACACCCGAGGCTCGTGTGAGGTTGAAGTTCGATGCTCCGCAGCCTGACGATATGAAGGCTTCCGCGTATGAGGGCGATACTGAGGGTGCTCGTAACGTTCAACGGAACAGGCAGCGTGCTTCCGCATTGGGTTTGCGTGTCATTGGTGGTGGTGCCTGATGCATACGCGCATTCCCGAATTGCATGGCGAGGATTTGACTCGTTCGATGGGAATGTTCGCGGTTTGGTGGATTGAGACTTTCTTCCGTGTTGGTCGTGGTGGCGGTGTTGGCTTGCCTGAGACGTTCGACATGGACGAGTACGTGTTCATGCTTCACGCTTATGCGTTGACCGAGTGGGGTACCCGCAGGTTCAATCGTGTGTTCTATTCGCGTGCGAAGGGTAAGAACAAGTCCGGTAAGGCCGCTGGCATTTGCGCGTTCGAGGGTTTGGCTCCTTGCAGGTTCGATCATTGGGCGGAAGAAGGGGAGACTTACGAGTTTCTGGGCGAGGTCTACCCGTATGCGAAGGGTGAGCCTGTTGGACGCATGGTGCAGATGCCGCAGATTCTCTGCTTGGCTACCGCCGAAGGTCAGACTGGTAACATTTTCGATTCGATTTACTACAACTGCGATCAAGGCCCTTTAAGCCAGTTGAAGGGTGTCGGCCTTGATGTTGGTCGTACTCGTATCGGATTGCCGGAGGGTGGGGAGATTGTTCCCACCACGAGTGGTGCCGCGTCCAAGGATGGCGGTTTGGAAACATTCGCCGCCTGCGATGAAACCCACTTGTACAACACGAACAAGCTTCGCAACATGTACAAGACCGTTCAACGTAACCTCGGCAAACGTAAAGGTGATGCAGACCCGTGGATTCTTGAAACCTCGACGATGTACAAGCCGGGCGAAGAGTCCATCGCTGAAACATCGTACAAGTATGCGTGGGATACCGCTTCCGGCAAGATCAAGCATCGTAGCGGCATCTACTTCGACCATGTGTACGCGAACATCGACTTGGATGATTTCGCTGACGAGAAGAAGGTTCTCCGTGCTTTGCAGGTCGCGTATGGTGCGAGTGCGAAGAGTTCGGACGGTAAGGATCATCTGATATTGCCCGATGGTCGTATGACCGTGTTGAACGCCGATGGTGTGGACGCGGAAGGCCATTCGTATTGGGATGGTGAGCTTGGCCCGTCGAAGGATGGTTGGATTGACCTGAATGGTCCGATGGATCAGATTTACCAGCCTGATTCAGACCCTGCGGATTCGATGCGCTACTATTTCAACACTTTGTCGAGCGTGCATGATGCTTGGCTTACCGAGTCCGACATTCAATCCCACATGCTGTATCGGGATGAAATGCACACCGCGTTCAATTCGATTCGTTTGGATGGCGCGTGGCAACGGTTCGTGACGAAACGTGAGCCTATCACGTTGGGTTTCGATGGTTCCGTGTCGGATGATTCGACGGCTCTGGTTGGATGCCGCGTGTCCGATGGCATGTTGTTCCTGATAAAGCTTGAATCCGCGCCCGATGGTCCCGAGAAGGCCACTTGGCGTGTGAACCGTGATGCGTTCGACGGCATGGTTCGTTGGATGATTGACAATTACAACGTTGTCGGATTCTTCGCTGATGTCGCCTATTTCGAGCAGATGATTGGCGGCTGGGAGAAGGATTACGGGAAGAAGTTGAAGGTCGGGCCGCGTAAGGGTGGCGACAAGATCAAGTTCTGGACTAACAACTGGTATAAGGACATGCAGGTTGCGTTGGATAACGCTCATACCGCGTTCCGGTACCCGTATACGGAGCCTGAACGTAAGTCGAAGCCCATCAAGGATGATATAGCGTTGCTTGCCGATCCGCGATTGGTGAATCATTTCCGTAATGCGCGTAGGCGGGAGACTCGTACTGGTTATGCGATTTATAAGGAGTCTCCTAATTCGCCGGACAAGATTGATGCGTGCATGGCTGGCCTGTTGGCTTATACGGCGCGTGGAAAGTATTTGGAATTGGCTGACGAGAAGCGGCGTTACGCGCCGTCGAGAATCTACTGATGGAAGAGGTGCCCTGTGGCAGAGTTGCAGCTAATCATTGATGGGGCATCCATTGATGATGATGATGCTTACGTGATTACGTCGTTGGCGCAGGAGTGGGGTTCCCGTCTCTTGGATATTGCCGAATTGAAACTGTTCAAGGATGGTAAGGAGATGGTGGACGAGAGCAGTGTTCCGCAGGGTGTTGACCCGAACGCGGCTCCCGTCTACAGGCTGATGCGCCAGTTGGGTGTTGTGAATCTCGCCCGTCGTATCAGTGAGAGCGTGACAGACCGTCAGCAGCCTAATGGTTTCCGTAAGGTCGAGGATTCCTCATTGAAGGATACGGACGCAGACCAGATGGCGAAGCAGTGTGGTCTGCCGTTCATTCTCCGCCGTCATTTGTTGCCTGACAAAGGGGATTACGGTTGTTCGTTCGCCATCGTGGGAAAAGGGCAGGGGAGTCGTTACATCAAGGCGTTGAGCCCTTGGGAAGCGTGGATGTCCGACAATGATGATGCGGCGATCATGTATTCACATGATGACAAGCAAGGTGTTGAGACTCTTACCTTGTTCCGTATCGAACGTGACGATGATGGTTTCGCAAAGCGCGTGTATTCGCGTGTTGCTTCTAGGGAGTCAGACCGTACCGTTGTAGATCCGTCCAATGATAGCGACTTGTCCGATTTCATTAATCAGGGCAAGGCGTGGAGTCCGGGCACTAACTGGAAGTGGGATGACGGAAAGGGTGACGAATACGATTACGCGCTTGAATGCGAGTCGTTGCCTATTGTCCGTTTGAGCACTGTTGACGGGCAGGGATTGTTCGAGCCATATCTGCCGATGCTGAAACGTATCGACCGTGAGGTGTTCGACCGCTTGTGCATTACGATGATGCAGGCGTTCCGTCAGCGTGCCATCAAGGGTGATTTACCGCAGACGTATACGGAGGAAGACCCTGATGTAATCAATGGTCTTGCCGAGGTTGGTGATCCCATCGACTACTCGAAGCGTTTTGCTATGGGGCCTGCGGCCTTATGGCAGTTGCCTGACGGTGTGGATATTTGGGAGTCGCAGACCACGGATACGAGTGGCTTGCAGAACATCATCATATCCGACGTGAAGCAGCTTGCCGCAGTGTCCGGCATCCCGTTGGATATTCTTTCGCCTGACGTGCAGGGTTCGGCCAATGGTGCGGAGTTGAAGCGTGAGACGTTGAAGTTCAAGGTTCAGACGATGAACGACCTTGACGCCGAGCCTATCGTGCGGATGATCCGCATGGCGTTGGTGTTGAACGGGTCGAATGCTTCGCAGAGCGAGTTCGAGATGGTGTGGAAGCCGATGGACACGACCAGTTCGCTGGAACAGGCTCAGGCTTGCCAACTGTTGTATCAGAGCGGCCTGTTGGCGCGTAGGACGATTCTTACGCACAAGATGGGTTATACGGCTCAGGATGTTGCCGAGGATGATATGAACCGTCTTGCAGACCAGTTCAATATTTCAGGCCAGTCCAATAAGAGTGATGCGAAGCCTGTCGCGGCTGTTGAACCGGCTACTGGGTGGGATGATGAAACCCAGTCGGCTGTGGATGGTCTACCCAACGTCGATGGTGAGCTTGTCGATGAAGGCGAGTCTGAGTCCTGATGGCCGGTAAATCGCTTGAAACGTTGGCTGACACGCTTGAGAAGGCTCGCGCAACGCTGGTGAACCAGTATGTGGGTCAGGCGCACAGGATGTGGGATATGTTGACTCCCGCCGACTGGTGGAATGATGGCGTGACGTTTGCCGTCGCGGCTCGTATGGCGTTGTTGGAGATGGCGTTGATTCAGCAGGTTCGCCAGTTGGGTGTCTCCTATGCGGATGAGACGTTGAGGCTTGTCGGTGTCAATCCGAATGGTAATGTGCCGAATCTCGTGTTTCCGCGTGACAATACCGACCCGTGGCTTGTGGCCCAACGTCCGGCTGACTCGTATCGTTCCGCCGCTGTCAAGTCTCCTACTATTCGTCCGCAGTCTTGGCCTGATAATACCGATGAATTGTTCAGTGAGGTTGACAAGTGGCTTGAACAGGCGTTCAACCGGTTGCACACCACTGTTGACGAGGACGTGTCCAGAGCGCAGACGAGCGCCACGCTTGACAAGTATCGGCGTAGCAAGGTTTTGGAATACCGCAGGGTGCTGCATCCTGAACTGTCCAAGACCGGCTCGTGCGGCTTGTGCGTCGTGGCTGCCGACCGCTGGTATTCGACGGCCGACCTACTGCCGTTGCATGCTAACTGCCATTGCGGTGTCGCACCGGCTGGCAGCGACTATGACCCCGGATTCCAGTTGAATCAAAAGGATTTGAAACGACTGTACGACGAGGCCGGTGGCACTACCGCGTCCGCGTTGAAGCAGGTGAAAGTCAAGACGATCACTCATGGAGAGCTTGGCCCCGTGCTTCTTGCCGAGGATGCGGAGGATACACCTAATCCGATTCCGTCGAAGTCTTCCAACGCTTGGATCACTCCTGACCGTAGGTCTACGTTGGCTCAATGCCGTCGTATGGAGAATCGCGCCATCGAGTTCAACCGGCGTTACAAGGAAGTGTGGAAGACCGGCAAACCGGTGACATTCAGGTATGAGGGTAGGACGTTCACGTTCAAACCCTCCGAAAATTTGAAACTTGCCATGGCATGGCAGAAAACCATGCTCAACCAGATGCGGTCGATGCTTGGCGAGGCCGCATAACACTATTGAAAGGATTCAAGCCGAATGGCTGATGAAAACACCAATACCGCTGAAACGGCGGCATCTCAGAATACGCCTGAAACGGGCGTGGACGCACATCCGAAGGACACTGCCTCTGCTGTAGCTAGTATTGCGACGCAGGAGAATGGTGCCAATGATGACCTTTCCGAGAAGTTGGGCATGTGGAAGCATCAGGCTCGTGAGAACGAACAGAAGATGCATGAGAACCGTGATCGTGCCAATGCCGCCGAGGCGAAGCTTGCCGATACTGAAGACGCTCTTGCCAAGGCGAACGTGCAGATAGCCCGTTTGACTGCGCAGAAGCAGCATCCTGAGATTACCGATGAGGCTTTCGACGCCTTGTGCGGGGAAACCGACCCTGACGGGATTGTCAAATGGGCCGATTCGTTTGTTCAGTTCATGCCGAGCAAACCTGAAACAGGTGAGCATGATTCCGCCGATGATTCCTCGCGTAACACAGGGAAACAGGCCATGAAAACCGCTTTGTCCAATTCCGCGCCGCATGTTCATGCTCCCGCTCAGGGTGACGCGAAGAGCGGCTACGAGTTTGGGCTTAAGCATTCGTTGATTAATTCCAAGAAGGAGTAAACCTATGGTAAACGCTATGGTTCATCCTGAGAACCTTACCGCGCCCCAAGATAAGCAGAAGTGGCTGCTGAACCGTATTACTGACGGTGTTAAGAAGGTCACTCTTGACTTGTCCACGTTCGTTGGCGGTGCAAATGAGTCCAAGTATTTCGCGTCCATCGACGATGAGAATACGGTCGCATACCTGTATTCCGGTATTCCGCTGGCTCGCATCAATAGCACTAATAATTTTGGGCCGTATGATCCGACCGCAAAGGATGGCCGTCAGAATAAGGTGGCCGGTTTCCTTGAGTCTCAGGTCAAGGTCGAGTTCACCCGCAAGGGTTTGAAGGAACAGTATGTTGATTCCGGCTTGCGTTACATGGCCGTGATCGACAAGGGTGAACTGCCGGTGACTATCGACAATGCGAAGGTTGATGGTCTGATTCTGTCCTATGACGTCAGTGCCGGTTCCGATGTCGAACTGCTGTCCACTGGGGCCGCATCCGGTTCATATACTCTCCCCGCCGCATCCACCAGTGCTCTTGGTGGCGTGAAGAAAATCGCCACTCCGTCCGAGGACAGTGTTGCCGCTTTGAAGACCGCTTTGAAGAGCGCTGGCATTTTCGGCTGACGGTCGTTCTAAACAATTATTTTCCAACCCGCCCATCGTGGCGGGTTTTCTTATATAGGAAGGCTTTTCTATGGCTCTGGTAAACAAGGATTTCATTACCCCTGGCGAAGCGTCCGGCATCGTGCTTGGCGCTTATCAGGGTGCCACTTCCGCTTTGCCGTTCGGTCAGATTCTGGCTGACATGAACAATCCGACTGGTGTCAACGTCAGCTGGGTTCCGAACCAGCCGCGTTTCGAGGTGGACACTATTGAGTTCTCCGCATATGATGCCGAGGCACCGTATGACGAGACTCACGCCGGTGGTAGGAAGATGTATACGGAGATGCTGCCGTTGCGTAAGCGTCACCGTGTGTCCGAAGAGGATATCGTAAAGGGTGTCGCTTCTCCGAGCTTCACCATCGACCCGGAAGTGAATGGCATGGTTGCCACTCCTACCGCCGCCGATAATCTGCGTGAGGCGTTCGTGCGTCTCGGCAAGGAATTGGCGTTCACTTTGGAGATGTACCGTGTCGAAGCCACTGTTAACGCGAAGATTAGCCCGAAGGAGGGTTCCGCTTTCGATAATGAGTGGGATTACGCGCGTGACTCTTCTCTGACCATCACGAAGGATTCTGGTCAGACTTGGGCTGATGGCGGCGATCCGGTTCAGGACTTGCGTGACTGGGCCGACAAGATTGATGTCGCCGAAGGTGACGCTCCGAGCATCATGCTCACCACCAAGAAGGTGTGGCGTGCGTTGGCTAAGAACGCCGCGATGATTAAGTACTATTATCCGACCACCGCTAAGGCTTCACTGCCGAACCTGTTGAAGGATGACGAACTCAAGTACGTGCTCGTGCAGATGACCGACATTCGAGACGTAATCATCGTTGACGACATGTACAAGGAGTACGCGCGTCAGATGAAGATTGAACTGCCGGGCAAGGTCAAGTCGTTCTTCCCTGAGAACACCGTGCTGTTGATCCCGGCGTTGGGCGACACGTCCATGGGCTACACCGCTTTTGGCCCGACCGCTCAAGCCAAGGAGAAGGCCGTGTATGGCATCACTCGTGAACATGATGCCGGTCCGGTCGGTGTCGTGCTGGATTCCACCGGCCCCAATCCGGGCTATGAGGCGCTTGTGAACGCTTCCGCCCTGCCTGTGCTGGTCAAGTCCAACAGCACTTTGAAGGCAACTGTTCTGTCCGCCTGATTGACGGGAGGCATCCGTGTCCACTGCGATCATTGACGATATTGATTGGGTGTCGTACATGGCGGAGTTCGCCACTGCGGATGCCGCCTTGTTTACCGGCGATGATGCGCCATATGACGAGACGTGGGTCCAGACCCGATGCCGTAGGGCTGCGTTGACTTGCTTGGGGGTGAGTCCTCTCGTTCGCGTGCGGCTTCGTAAGGGTCGTCTGAGCGAGGAGGATTTCGCCCAAGTTGTTTGCGAAATGGTTCTGCGGTTGGCGAAGGCTGAACAGTACAGGTCTGAGTCCAACGGCTCGTACACGTATATGCGGAATAATCCGCAAGCTGACCCGCCCGGCTATTCTCCTTCACCCCGTATTTTCGTCTCGAAGGATGATCGTACCGTCCTGTTGGGTTCCGAGAATCCTGTTGGCGGTGCGAGCCACATCAGTTTGGGTCTAGACCCCGGTTATGGGGGTTGAGCATGGCTGTTTATGCTGAAAAACCTAAGAATGGTCATGTTTACGACAAGGATACGGCTCCTAAGCATGTGCCCAAGGATTTGCTTCATCGTGACGTGATCGTCTATCAGGGAATGACCCCGTGGGTGACGTGTCATGGGAGCACGACTGTTCCAAAGTATTTGGATGCGGATGGTAGGGTTCTTGACCCGGCCACGGTTTCCAATGTGGTTCGTGCGGGTGGTTTCGTGCCGTCCATCACCAGTGGCGGAGTCTCGTATACTGCGGATGTCCACGAGGTTTACTGTTGCGTGGTCGGACGCACCCAGAAGAACAGCGTCATGAGTGAGAATTGGGCGCAGGATACGACTCCGCAGAAGTTTGGCGGTAATCGTGAGATGAATCAGGTGAAGGTTCTCGCGCCGGAATGGCATGGGGACTTCTATTCGCGGTTCTGGTTCGACGGCTCATGCTATGAGGTTGACGGTTCGCCGGTTTTTCTTCCTCATTCGTCCGATATGGCTAGGCATTACGAGTTTCCGGCTCGCCGCGTGTATGCGGCCGAGTTGGCTCATAACAAGGTGAGTCCGCCTGTTCCACCGGAGGGAGCTGAAACATGGGGTATGTGAGGCTTCGTCCTGATTTGAATGCGAAGGTCGCGGAAACGTTCGGCGGTAAGGTCACTCGCCCCCACGCTTTGAAGGTTCAGGCCCGTGCGAAGGCGTTGGCCGACATGCGGGCGAAGCATTCGAGCGTCGCCGACCGTATCAACATTGACGTTCACGCTCACGGCTCGCATACGAGCGTGGTCATGAGCGTGACCGGCCGTGACGGCTCGCAGATCGCATCCTATTTGGAGTATGGGTATTTCAATCTGCGTGCGCAACGTCACCTGCCGGGCATGTATGTGATGAGCGAGGCCAAGTATGGCTGATCTGAGCGTGCGTGCCCCGTTGGATGCCGAGGGGTTGGTCGATGCGCTGTTCAAGCGTGTCGATTTCCGTAAGGCCGGTTTCGATAACGTCGTGGTGTTGCCGCGTGCTGTCGCGGATACGGATTCGTATGCGTTGGACCATGATGTGGTGATCTGGCATTGTGGCGCTCCGTTCCAGCCGGATTGGAATGTGAAGGCGTGGGTTTGGCGGTTCGCGTTGTCGTTGACCGTGGTGAACCGTGATCCTGACATTAGTTTCAGCCTGTGTTCGTTTCTGCATGAGACGATTTCCCGTTGGCCTTATGGAGAGCCTACCGAGTTTGGCCGCGTGGGTGCGATTCCCGACAATCCGGCGTTCGAGCAGGTCGCCATTGGCGATGTGGTGACTACGAAGACCGCTGTCGTGCGTTCCTGCACGAAGCTGGTGCAGGCGGGTTCCGTCCGCTGATTTTCCAAATAATTCAAAGATTCTGATTTTAAAGCCCTGTCCGCTTGCGGATGGGGCTTTCTTGTTAAGGAGGGCCATTCATATGGCTATGAACGATAAATCTGTGTTTACCAGTGTTCGCGGTGCCGCGTTTCTTGCCGAGGCCAATACTGCTTTGCCGAGTCTGAAACTGTTTGGTTTGGAGGTGGCGACCGTTGGCGAGACCACCAAGAAGTATACGAACATGGGTAATTTGAGCGTGTCAGACCTGCCGTCTTTCGAGACGAGCGGCGGCGACGCGACAACCAAGGATACTTGGAACAAGAGCAAGTTCCGTACCACTTACGATTCCGTCACCGGCAAGGTCACGATTTCCAGCGTCCAGGGCGACAAGGAAACGTTCAAGCTGATGTTCGACGCTGCCGAAATCACCGGTGGTGGCACCGCAGTCGCCTTGGACAAGGTTGAGCAGCCGAAGGCGCTGTTCATCTACGTCGAGGACACGAACACCGGTGAGAAGTTCGGCATTTGGATTCCGAACATGAGCCTCGCCTATAGCGAGCTTCCGTCCTTGGCTCAGGATGATTTCAACACGTTCAAGCTGGAAGGCAACATCATGACTTCCACTGTTCTTCCGAAGACCAAGAGTGGCAAGGCTTCCAGCATCGCTTTCTATGATCCTGACGATTTCGCCAAGGCCGCGTGAGTCTGAGGGTTTTCGATTCTTCCCCTGACGGGTGTTCTTCTCCTGTCTGTCGCCCATCAGGGGATTTTCTTTTTTACCGCAGACGGGTGTTGGCTTTTTCACAGATTGGAGTTTTGTATGGCTGAAAACGATGTTGAAGAGAATGTCTTTCCGACTGATTGGGATGGTCTGGCCGGTTACGATGATGTGATGGCCGGATTGCCGGAAATGGTGCAGGCGGAATCTTTCTCGCCGTCTCAGACGGCATTGTTCGCCGTGGTCGAACGTCGTTTGAACGAGCGGCTGCTTGTCATGCGTGACGGTGGCGTGTTTGGCGGCAAGGCGAAGAAAACCGTGTCTGATGATGCTGTCGCCGTTGCCGTGGCCGAATACGTGGAGATCGCTGACTCGTTCTATAAGGGGCTTGCCGTTGATGCTGACGCTTATACGGAGTGGACGAAGGGTCGTGGCCTGTTTGACCTGTTGAACATGTTCGCGGCACTCACACGCTTCTACGTGGAGCGCTTGGGAAAATCAAGCGCCTCGAAAAAGCAGTCTCGGACTGCCGAGTAGGGGTTGTCTCCGATTTTCGTCGTTTCTACCGGTTGAATCTTCCGGCTGACGTTCATGCGTATGATCCGAATTTTCTTTGCGACTTGTTGGATGGTTTGGAGGCCATTCCCGATTCGCAGTGGCGTGCGTGGCTGTTGGAGCATGATGGTGCCGGTGGCGGTTCCGACCGTGCCGAACGGTTGCAGTTGGGGTGGCTTGGTTTCGGCCAGTCGGAAATGCTGCTGCTGCAATTGCAGAACACGTTGGATTCGTTGCGTTCGTTGGCTGTTTCCCATTGGAGTGGGAAGAAGGTTGGTTATGAGCCGATTCTTCCGCCCGGCGTTGATGCCGCGTCTCGTGATGTCAATCGTGTGGATGGTTCGCATGTGACGAGTCTGGCCGATTACATGGCTCGGGTTCGTAGTTGCTTCGGCGGCTGATTTTGCCGGTTTTTGTTTTTGCCCATGTTTCCGAGGGGTCTTTTTCCTCTTTCTTCCCCTTGGATTCGTGGGCGTTTCTTTTAGGAGTGTGCGCGTATGGAGCGTCCTGCTTTTTCCGCTGGCGAGGTTGGCATTGATGTCGTTCCTCTTACCGACCGGTTTTTCGCCGAACTCAAGGCGAAGCTGCATGATCTTCGTGATCTGAAGGTTCCGGTTGAGTTCGACCCGGATGACATGGCCGCTTCGCGCACGTATGAGAAGTGGAATGGGCGTGACGCTCGCGTCAATGTCTCGTATGACGTTGACATGTCCGGCTTGCGTGGACTGTCGAAGCAGGATGAACGGTTGCGTAAACGGTATGAGAAGCCTGTCAAACCTGTTTTCGACGGCAGTGGCGTCGTCAAGGGTCTGGATATGGCGATCGGCCGTGTCGAACAGTTGCGTAAGGTCCAGAAGAACGTCGGCGACGTGTTCACCGAGAATCTTGGCGTGTTCGGGAAGACGGAGACGAGCCGTTTGAAGGAGCAGATGCTTCTTCTTGACCGGTCCGAAGAGAGGATGCGCAGGGTTCGCGCCGACCGTGACGAGCTTGTTTCGATGCGTGGCGACGAGTGGAACCAGCTGAACAGGCAGATTCTTGGCAACATGAGCACGTTGGACGCTTTGCAGAAGCGTTACGACGAGTTGGGTTCCGAGATTTCCAAGGTTGCTTCGTATCGTGATTCGCTTCGTGGCGGTGGACGCCGCGATGAGGCGAAGGCGCAGACCGTCAGGCTTCGTGAGCTTCGCGCCGAATACCGTGCGACCGCACGCAACATGCGTGAGGTCACGAACGAGACGAACAGGCTCGCCAGACAGCAGGACAGGTTGAAGTCCGATAGTGTCGCGAAGTGGATTCACGATTTGGACAAGCAGCTTGTCGAATTGGATTCGCATACGAAGTCCGTGCGTAAGACTTTCGGCAGCGTGGCCCGTAGCGGGTTCTTCAAATCCTCCGACATGGGCAAGACGAACGTTCTTTCCGGCGTGAGCTTTTTCGGCAAGGATCTGAACCGTCAGCTCAATGCGGAACGTGCCATGCGTAGGGAGCAGGAGCGGCTGAACGATTCGTGGCGTGATGGTGCCGAATGGCAGGGGAATCTGTTGGAGGGCACGGCACGGTATGCGCGGAATCTGAAGACCGCTTCCAACGTGATGAACACGTACGGCAAGGGCGTGAAAGAGGCGAACCGTCTGCTTGACGAGCAGGAGCAACGGTTGGCCGGCTTGCAGAAGGCCTTGCGTGGCGTGAACAAGTACGGCAGGTATTCGGAAGTCAACAAGCAGTTGAACGACCAGCTCGCCGCCGTCAACAGGCTCCGCAAGCAGATCGAATCCAATCCGATCAAGACGAGACTCGTGCTGGATGATAGTCGGTTCAACCGCAAGTTTGCGAACGTCACACATCAGGTAGGCGAGTTGACGAAGAAGCTCGAACGTGAGAACGAGCTTAGGATTCGTGTTGATTTCTGGACCGATACGGCTGATTCGCTTGAAGAGCGTCTGCGTAGGCTCCAGCAGGGGCGTATTCGGATTCCTGCTGATATTGTCGTTGACAATGAGAACCTGATCGAGCGTGCCCGGCAGGTCGCCGAAGAGGTGAGACGCAATCCAGATCGCAAGGTCGAGCTTGAGGCTGATCTTGATTTGGATATGAAGCGTGCCGAGAAGCGTATCAAGGATTTTCAGAAGGCCAATGACACGTTCAACATGGACGTGGATTTGGAGACTGCCGCAGCACGCGCCCATCTCGCTTACTTCACGAGACCGCGCACGGTTGATATTTTCGCGGAATTCAAGGGCACTGATCTCGGCAAGATCATGAAGGGCATGACCGCTGGCGCTACTGGTGTCCGTGGCGTGCAGAACGAGTGGCAGAAGCTCGTTAACGTGTTCGACAAATTCGATGAGGTCGTGCCGAAGTGGAGTCTGCTGGGCGCGGTGTTCGCGTCTGTCGGCGCTGGCGCGTTGAACTTGTCCCGCACGGCTGGCAGTGCCGGCGCTTCTCTGGTGATGATGGGCAAGGCGGCTCTGGCCGCTCCGGGCGCTTTGCTCGGGTTGGCCGCGGGCTATGAGGTCGCGTATGCGGCAGCGAACAAGTTTGGCGCATATGTGGATGTGTCCACCACGAAGCTTGGTGGATTGCATGACAAGCTTGCTGACACGTTCTGGAAGCAGGCCGCGACTCCCGTCACCGATATGATGAACACGCTCGGGGACAGCAAGTACGTCGATAACATGAACGGCGTGGCTGACGCTGAGGGGCGTATCGTCGCCAATGCGGCGCGTGTCGTCGCGCAGGAACCGTATGTGGATCGTATCAATTCGATTCTTGGCAATACGGTCAAGGGAGTGGACGCGCTTGACCCGGGTGTTCAGGCTGTCACCGCTTCCGTTGTGAGGCTTGGCGATAGGACCAGCTCGTATCTGCCGCGCATGGCTAACTATGTGAGCCGTAACGCGACGCTGATGGCGCAGTGGGTCGATGAGGCGGAGCGTACCGACAAGGTCAATCAGGCTATGGAGAAGGCCATCGAGCAGGGTGGCTATCTCATGTCGAGCGTCAAGTCGGTTGGTGGCATCCTCAAGGGCACGTTCGGCACGTTGGCCGAGGGCGAGAATGGCATCGAGAAGTTCTCCGACGCTTTGAGCCGTGCTGACAGGGCCGTGAACGGCGTGAAGTTCCAAGCCACGTTGTCCGCGTGGGCTGACGGGGCGAAGCAGGCTTCGGGCAAGTTCCATGATTCGTTCCGTGAGGTTGGCGACGCGGCTTATGAGCTGCGGGATACGACGAAGCAGGCGTTCGTTGACTCCGGTTCCATGGTGTCCACCGGCATCGGCTCGGTGAGCAGTATGCTTGGCAAGTCGAAGACCGGTATCGCGGATTTCAGCAATGGCGTGTCCGAGGGGTTCCAGAAGGTGTTCCGTGCCGTTGATTCCGCCGCTCCGATGTTTGACAGTCTGCTGTCGATGGGCGGCGAATTGTCCGACACGTTCGGTGGGACGTTGGGGAACACGTTGAAGTCGGCGGCTCCGACGATCAAGGTGCTGGCCGATGGCGCTTCCACCATGGCCCAGGCTTTCGGCAAGCTGCCTGCGCCCGTTCAGGCGATGGTCGGCATGTATGCGACGTTCGGCAAGGCCGGCATCAGCGCTTACAATTCGTTGAAGCGTGGCATGTTGCAGAACATCGAATCCACGTTGCAGTATCGGAAGACTTTGAGCCAGTTGGGCATCACCTCGCAGGAGACTGCGATCAGTATGAGCGAGCTGGTTCGGGCTATGGCTCGTTTGAAGTCCGGTCAGACTGCTGGCGTGCTGACCGGCGAGGTTTCGAATATCCGCCAGATGGGAGCCGCAGCCGACGAGACCACTGCGAAGCTGAATCGTATGAATCGTGCGCAGGCCGGCGGTTCCACCGTCACTGGCGTCGCCACTGGCGCTGGTTCCACCGGCTTGGTTCGTGGTATCGGCGAGGCGGCTGAGGGAGCCACCCGCAAGACTGGTTTGCTGAAGACTGCCTTGAGTGGCGTGGTTGATTTCCTTGGTGGGCCTGTTGGCGTCGCCATTGGCGGCGTGACCGGGGCGTTGAGTCTGGCGGGCAGTGCGATCAGCTCGTACAATGATGCCGCAGCGCACACGCAGACGGTGAACCGGACTGTCGCCGACTCGTTCAAGAACGTTCAAAGCGGTGCGGCGGACGCTTCCACGGCTGTTTCCAAAGCCAAGAAGACCGTTTCGAAGAATTGGACCGATAAGGATTACGGTTGGAATCTTCCTAGTGGCAATGCCATCGAGAAGCTTTTTAGCGGTGTCACGAAGTGGGTCAGCCCGTTCAAGGATTCGTCCAAGGCGGCTGACGCTCTTGGCATCAGCGTCAAACAATTGAATTCCGCCGCGACCGGAACGAACGACGCCTATGACAAGATGCATCAGAAGCTTGAGGCCATCAAGAACGACCAGCAGTGGGTCATGGGCGCGAACGGCCAGATGGTGAACGCCAACGAACAGCAGGCCGAAGCCGCCGAACGTCTGCTCGGCGTGCTTGAGGACTCCCACACCGAATGGGTGAAAGGCATGAAAGTGGCGTCCGATTGGATTGGCAGCGCCGATAGCGTCGCCAACGTTTCGGCATTGGCCTCCGACAAGCTCAACCTGCTGTCCGAATCCCTCGCAGCCAACAACTACGAACTGGAAGGCAACAGCAAGAACGCCCAGGCCAACCGCAAGATGATGGCCGATTACGCGGACAGCGCCTTGCTGGCCGCGAAGAACATCATCTACGCGGGCAACGGCAGCGCCGAAGCGAACCAGAAAGCCAAGAACGCCGTCTATTCCGCCCGTCAGGAAATCATTCAGATGGCCGAACAATGCGGCATGTCAGCCGACGCCGCCGCCGCGCTCGCCGACCAGATGGGTCTTATTCCCGATAACGTGTCCACGAAGTTCGATCTGACGAACATGGATTCGGTGAAGGCTCAGGTTCAGGATTATATCGACCAGCTTGAGTTGACCAAAGGTCAGAAGGAAATCATTCTTGATCTCGTCCAACAGGGTGATATAACGAGTTTCGACCAGTTGGCCGGTGCCGTGAAGGCGCTCATGGGCGGTGCGAGCGAAAAGGATTTGATGATTCTTCTTGACGCTCAGGATAACGCTTCGGATAAGATCAAGAACGCTACGGCTTTGGCTAAGGGGTTCGGTCTGACTAAGGCTGAGATCAATATTCTCGCCAAGGATGAGGCTGGCCCGAAGTTGGATGCCGTCAAGCAGAAGCTTCGTGCCAGTGGGCTGACCGACGCTCAGATTCAGATTCTCATCGATGCTTTGGATAAGACGCAATCCGGTGTTGATAGTGCGAAGAATAATCTGCATGCCGTCGAGCAGACGCCTGTGGATGTTCCTATTACGGCAGCTGATAATACGCAGGGCGGTGTCGCTAGCGCGCAGTTTTCGGTGAACAGTGTCCGTCAGGGTGCTCCAACGCCGATCGACGCTGTTGATAGGGCTAGTGTTATAGCGCAGATAGCGAAGGGCAATATTGAGAACGTGCCTCGTAATTGGCCTACGCTTTTCGCTGGTATTGGCAATACGTCTGCTGTGGCGGTTGATGCGAAAAACCAGATTGTCTCCGTGCCTACATGGTGGGGAAGTCGTCTTGACGCTTCCACGACCGGATATGATGCTGTTGCAGGTCTCGCTGGGCAGTGGAACAGCATTCAAAGCAAGAGTGTGACGCTTGATGCGTCTGTTGTTGCTAGGGGTATTGCGAATGCTGGCCATAAGGCTACTGGTGGCCGTATCAGCGGTCCGGGTACTGGCACGTCTGATTCGATTCCCATGTGGCTGTCGAACGGTGAGCATGTTATCAGGGCTGCTTCTGCGAGCAAGCTTGACCGCACTGTCGGCCCGAATTTCCTGAACGTGTTGAACGCGACCGGTGATCTGGACAGGGCGGTGTCGCAGGCCCGCACGTCGTATGCGCGTAGTGCGGTTGATATGAGTCGTAGCGCGTATGCGGCTGGCGGGCGTGTGGAGAAGATGATGTCCGGCTTGTATGAGGTCAACGTTCAGGTTCCTGATTCGAGTCGTGAACTTGTCTCCGCCGTGAACGAGCTACGTCGTGAGGTTGCGGACTTCCGTGACGGTATCGGCGGTGAGATCAGCCGTAACAGCAGTCCTTGGCCGAGCAAGCGTGATTTCGTCCGTGATGTATTGGAGGCCAGCCGTGGCAGGTGAGCTTGCGTATGTGAGTGGTCTGACCGGTAAACGGTTTGACGTGTCGGATTATGAGACCGTTGATTTCGAGGGCGCGTTGGAGTTGCGTGGCCGTGAATGGGATTACACGGTGCGTAACGGCGGGCTGACCGGCGTTTCGAGGAAACGTCGGGAGATTTCCGTTGACGTGCATTATGGCGATGCGGCTGCGTTCGACTCGTTCATGCGGGCTGTTGACGCTGATCTGGCCGTAGGCAAGCCGGGACGGTTGGAAGCGGTGAATGGTGCGGGGGAGGTTTGGACTCAATCGTGTTATGCGGTGAAGTCCGAAGCTTCCTCGCATCCTGGTTCCTCCGACCCGGTGGCCGCGCTTTCGTTCGTCTTGTTGGACGGCGTGTGGCGGCATGATGCCGGAACCGTGTCGTATCAGCCTGTTTCCGGGTCTGCGTTGTCTGGCTTGGATTTGCCGACCGACATGGGCTATGATCTGGCTGTTTCGCGTCCGTCATGCATGGTGTCTAATCGCATGCGTGTTCCGATGCCGTTTCGTCTGGTCATATATGGGGCTGTTTCGAATCCGTCGTTGACGATTGGCGGGAACGTGTACCGGTTGAATGGTGATGTTCCCGCTGGCGCTTACGTGGCGGTTGATTCGTTGAAGAAGTCGATCATGCTGCATGGTGCGGATGGTTCTCTGCGGAATGTGTTTTCGTGGGGTGTGCGCGGTTCCGGTTTGAATCGTGGACAGTATGTTTTCCAACCTATTCCGGCTGGTTCGAGCGTGGTCGAGTTGGGTTCCGGTTTCGGTTTTGATCTGACGGTCGTCGAAGAGAATGGGGACCCGACTTGGTTGATTTGATTTGCGCTGACGAGGATGGCGTGCCGTTCCATGCGGTTTCGGATTGCTTGTTTGACTGCGCGTGGGGGTCGGGTGAGAATGATTTCGAACTGACGTTGTATGACGGTACCGTGTTGCCTGACCGTGGTCTTGTCTATGTTGACGGGACCGAGGTTGGCGGCATCGTCGATCATATGAAGGATGAACTGTCGGATGGCGTGAGTGTGGTCACGTATTCCGGTCGGAGTTGGCATGGCATGTTGGCCGGTAAGGTGTTGCAGCCTGATTCGGGGCAGGATTATCTGAAGGTGTCCGGCCCCGTGAATCAGGTGTTGTCGAACCTGTTGGCCCGTATTGGCTTGTCTGACGTGTTCAAGGTTCGCGCGGATTCCACGAAGACGATTCCAACGTTCCAGTTCGACCGGTATTGCACCGCGTATGATGGCATCCGCAGGATGCTGGCGGCGAATGATCTGAAACTCATGTTTCAGGAGGTTGACGGCACGGTATGGATGTATGCCCAGCCGATTGTCGCCCATGATGATACGGTCGATTCCGATCTGGTTGATTTTTCCATCACGAAGGATTACCGTCGCACCAACCATATGATCGGCTTGGGCAAGGGTGATTTGAGGAATCGTCTTGTCGTCCACTATTATGCGGATGGTTCCGGCAAGGTGTCCAGTACGCGCACGTTCGGTGGTCGTGATGAAATCGCCGCAGTCTATGATTATTCGTCCGCCGAGAAGGACGAGTTGGACAAGCAGACGAAGAAGCAGTTGCAGGATTTGCAGGGCGCTGGCGCTGTCGATGTGACCGTGCATGACGGCTTGTCTTTGGATGTGGGCGATAGGGTCGCGGGCTGCGATCATGTGACTGGTCTGACGGTTACTGCCGTCGTGTTGAAGAAGATCGTGAAACTGTCTGGCGGCTTGCTGTCCGTATCGTATGAGGTTGGCGACGCTGCTTCCTCGAAGACGGAATATTCGAATTACACGAGTTCCTCTTCCTCTTCCTCTTCCGGTGGTTCGGCTGGCGGTGGCGTGTCTTTGACGGCTGGCCGTGGCCTGTCGATTTCAGGCGGCACGATCAGCGCGGAGGTCGCTTCCGAGGATTTGGAATCCGTCAGGCAGGTCGCCGAGTCAGCGAACAAGACGGCTTCCGGTTTCGCGGCGCAGATCGGCAAGGCGAATCAGACCGCCGAGGATGCGAAGAACGTCGCCGATGCGGCCAAGACCGTGGCCGACAGTGCCAAGTCGGGCATGATGACCGATGGCGAGCGGTCGAAGCTCGCTTCGGTCGAACGGGGCGCGAACGCCTACACGCTGCCGAAGGCGTCCACGGACGTGCTTGGTGGCGTAAGGGTGGACGGTTCCTCGATCGTAAGCGTGGACGGCGTCATCAGCGCCCACGTCGGCGACGGCGTTTCCGGGAAGGCCGTGTTCCCAATCGGCTATGTGGTGATGAACACGACCGGTATCGACCCTTCCGTTGATTTCGGCGGCACGTGGAGGCAGTTGCCTTCGCTTGGTTGTTTCACTTTTGAAAGGATTGGATAGTGAAATCTGACGGTTACTCGAAGTATGTGTGCGATAAGTGCGGCAAGACCGCTTATGTCGCCGCTGGCGATACTGAGGCGCGTGAATGGTTCACCGTGCGCCGCTATTCGGCTGGCAAGGCGACCCGCATCGCGGAGGATGTGACGCCCGACATTTACGAATTGTGCTCCAAATGCAATACGTCTTTCATGGCGTTCATGCAGCAGGATGACGCTTCGTTTGAAGCATGGTTGAAGGAGGTTGGACAGTGACCATCGAACTGGTTGACGGCAAGGCCGGAGTTGCACACATCTCAAGCGAGGACAAGGCGATCATCCATCAGGCCAAGTTCTCGAAGTCCGACGTGGTGTTCGACTGGGGTGACGCGTTCAAGTGTTCGATGAGTTCGTCCAACAGGGCGACGATCGGCACCGGCTGCGCGTCGATCCAGGGTTTGGACTGGCATATCACGTCGGCGGAATCGGTGACGATCTCCAACGGGTCGCAGGGTATGAAACGCAATGACATCATCTGCGCACACTACCATCGAGATTCCAAGACCGGTAATGAGAATGTGGCATTGACCGTGTTGAAGGGTTCGCCGAACGCGACTGCCGCCGCCGACCCGACCATTCCGTCGGGGAAGATATTGTCCGGCGCGGTTGACGCATACATGCCTCTCTGGCGTATCCCGCTTGACGGCATCACGGTCGGTACGCCGGTGCGCCTGTTCACGCCGAGATGGGCTTTGTGGGATTCCGTAACCCTGTATCAGGATAAGAATTGGAACATTTTCCGGTATGGTCGAATGATTGTCATTAGATTCTCGGGAAAAATCGGTTCGGGCAGTTGGGATGCCGTGGAATGTCCCGTGAAGCTTGCCGAATGGTATCGCCCTCCCATTGACTTGTCGACTGTCTGCCTTGTATCAAATGGGCAAACGTCGCGAAGCCTCACGGCCAGAGCTGATGGAACTATCCGAGTGGCGAATATGGGAAACGCTGGCAGCAATCAGGATTGCGTCGGCACGCTTTGTTTCCCAATCCCATGATTTCTAGCTTTCCGTAACCCAGACATGGAAACCTCCATACACGAACAGCAGACTCACTCTATGTCGGGTCGGACGCGTCGTCACAATCAACGGCAACGTCAAGTTCGACGGCAGCGGAACGCAGAACTACTCGACGGCGAATGAGACCATCCCGGAAGCGTTCCGCCCACTCGCCGATCAGAGCATCATCGCGTTTCCGTCCTGCGGTTTCAGCCTGCTTGTCATGCGCGACGGAAAGGTGCAGATGCTGGGCGACCCGAAATCAGCCTACTCCACGGCGCACGGCTGTTGGATGACGGAATAGTTTTCCGTAACCCCGATCCATTTCACGAAACTGACCTCCGACCCAGAATTCACAATCAGCGGATGCGTCGTCAATGGCTTGGCGACCATCTACTGCCGATGGGTCAACAAAGGGCTTTTCAGCAATAAGGCGTGGAATGGAGTGCTTTTGGCAAGCATGAACGTGCAGTCCACCGGCGAAGCCTTCAACATGTTCGCAGACAACTCCTATGAAGACCGGATGCAGAATCGTTTTCTGTACGTCGTGGGAAACACGGTTTCCTTCCGCACATCGTATGATGCGACCATTCCCGCAAACACATGACATGCCGGCAGCATATCGTTTCCAGTTGCGACGGTTTAGGCAACGATGTAGGCCATCGTCGTGGCGAAAAAGTCACCGCTCTGACTACCGCCGCGAGGTGATAAGCGTGTGGGTACGGAAAACTACTGCTTCGCGTCGAAGACGTGGACAGTCACGGCGATGCGATAGCTCAGCGACGTGCCGCTGGCGTTCCATGCGACAAGCTGAAATCCTTTTGCCGAATGACTGTTCGTAATCATCGAGATGTTGTTGAACGACGGCACTTTGTTTTTAGCGTCGTTCATCAACTGCAATTCGACGGAGTATGAATCCCAGTTTGCCGCTTCGATCGGCAGCTTGATGTCTATTGACGTGTTCGTGTTCGGCTTGAAGATCATGGACGCGACGCAGTAGGCGTCATAGCCTCTGGGCCGCGCGACCACGACCCATTCACCCGACTGGGTTACGGAATGCTATCAGCAGGTCAATATGAGTTTCTGCCAAGCTTTCTGCATGTCCTTGAGCACGCTCAAATCAGGCTTGAGGTAATACCGTGCGGTGGTTTGGATGTCGGAATGCCCGAGCTGTCGCGCGACCACGCTGATGTCGGTTCCGGCCTTGATAGCCAACGTGCCGAACGTGTGGCGCAGGTTGCGTGGAGGCACGCAGGGCAGTTTCATGCGCTTGCACCAACTGCGGTAGTGGTTTGCCACTTGGTTCGCGTTCAGGTTGCCGACCAGTCGGCCGGTCTTCGTGCCGTGGCGTAGTTCCGCCAATCGTTTGACCGCGAACCGTGGCAATGCGACGGTTCGTCGGCTCAGATCGGTCTTCGGTTCGGTGACGGTCTCATGGCCCGCCACCCACTGCACCGACCTTTTCACGGTGACGGTGCCGCGACGCAGATCCAAGTCGGTCCATTCCAAGCCGACCGACTCGCAGCGGCGCAATCCGGCGCACACGGACACCAATAGCCACGCTTCCAATGGATGCCCGTAGAAGCCTTTCAACAGGCGTCGGACTTCCGACGCGGACAGTACTTGCGGCTCATAGTGTCGTAGGTGCGGCAGGCGTATCTCGCGTCTGGTCACGTCATTGTCGGCCAAACCGCGTTTGAACGCGAGGCGCAGTATCGCACGGAACACCGCGTAGGCCTTGCGTGCCGCTCCCGGCTTGTCGAAGGAGTCCAACCATGATTCGATGTCCGCCACGCTGATCGCGTCCATGTCCCTTCCGCTCCATTGCGGGAGAATATGGCAATTCAGGGCGCTTTCGTAGCCTACTTTGGTGCATTCTCGGAGTTTCGCACATGAGGGTTTCCAAACGGTGGTCACGAATGTGTCGAAAAGCATTGGTTCCTTTCCAATTCTGTTGAATAATCCCACACATCGTCGTGTTGCCGTTGGATGGGCGCGTGTGTGGGTTTTCCCATTGTTCCATATCCCTGTTTTCTAGGAGGATGTTTTGACTCAGATCAAATTCGATTTCGGCCATCCAAGCGCTGATGGCATAGCTGACTTGGCTGGCGAGAAGATTCATGTGGTGCCGACCGACCGGTTCAGGAACGGCAGTCGTATCGTTGTACGCAACTCGTTCGAGGTGCGTTTGGACGAGCACGGAACCGCGACCGTCACCGTCCTGCCGACCGACAACACGTTCGCGTATGAGGTGACTGTCGGAGAAAGTGAGGATGCATGGCGTCTCGTCCGTTGCGTCCAAGTGCCGGATTCGAACACCGTGTTGAATTTCTCCGATTTGGTCGAAGTCGATTCGACCACGCTCACACCGGTGCAGACCGGTAATCCGTTGGCTGATATCGACCAGTCCGATGTGGATTGGGCCCTGTCCACGATTAACGCCTGATTTCAAGGAGGTTTGTTTTGGCTAATCCCGATAAGTTTTTGCGTCTGCGTGATTACGCCCGTTTGGAGCGCGCGCAGAAGAATGGTGTCGTGGATGGCACCAAGTTCGCCTACGACGGTGCGAAACATGTCGTGTCGAATGTGCGCGAGTATTTCGCCGCGCATCGTGACGGCCGCACGTATGGCGTGCGTTTCCCGCTCTACTCGTTTTCTAATTCGCCGGACGGCGTGAAGGTCGGCGACAATGCCGGTCTGACCGTCGTACCGTCCACGAATTATCGTGCGGGCCGTGACGATTACACTGGTTTGAGCGCGTTCCGCGTGTTCGACGCTAACGTTGCGGTGGCCGATGATGGCACGCCGGTCGTGAAGGCCATCAAGGGTTTGGCTGGCAATTACGCGAAGGACGGGTCGAATGGCGACGTGTTCGTCATCACCACTCCCGGCTTCTACCGGTTCGAGTTCGACACGAACCATTGCACCATCTGGTATTCGGACACCCAGTACGACGGCTATTCGCCGATGCCGGGCGCGTTGCTGCCGGACGGGTCCCTCCGCCCGTGCATGGCGTACGCGAAATATCCGCTGTCCAATTACGGCGGCAAGGCCGCGTCCGTCTCGGGTCAGATTCCGGCCTCCATGAGCGAACAGGGCTCCGTGGCCGTAACCACCAGCAAAGGCAAGGGCTACAGCGGAAAGACCTCCGCCGACACGTTCTACACGCAGCTCATGCACATGCTCAAATACGCGGCCAAGGACATCGAACGCCACTTGGGCGGCGACTTCAACGGTTCCGCTCAGATCAACGTCAGCAAGGCCGAAACCAACGTCACACGCGCACTGGTCAAGGCCACCGACGCGGCAAGCATCGACCTCGGCTCCTACGTGAGCGTCGGCACCGGCACCGACCGTGGAGACAATAAGACCGGCGAGGCGGCGGCATACCGCAAGGTCATCTCCAAGACCGTCGTAGACTCGGCAACCACCGCGATCAACGTGTCCGGCGCGGCCTTCACGACCACGACGGCCATGCATGTCACCCAAATGCCGTACCTGACCGGTTCGACGGACGGCGTACTCGGCAACGACGGCATCCCCCGCGAGGACGTGTCCAAAACCCATCAGCCGATCAGACTCCAGGGCATCGAACTGTTCGCTGGAGTCTACGAGACCGAGGGCGACATCATCCTGAAGAACGTGAAGGATTCGGACACTTCCGGCCATACAGAAGTGTGGAAGGTGTTCGACACCACCAAGGCGAGCGGCACCGCCATCACCGCCGACTACGTGCATGTGGGCGACTATCCACCCGTCAACGACAAGACCGACAACCAGTGGCAGTGGCAGACCGACTTCACCGAAAAGCACGGATTCCTGCTGCCCACCGGTGTCGGCGCGACAAGCACCAGCGGTCTGACCGACGCGCTGATCATCAACCCGATCTCCGCTCCGGGACTGCACGAATTGCTGCGCGGTGGCAGTCTCTGGGTTGGCTCGCCCTGCGGGTTGTTCGCCGCGTACGGCCGGGTCGATCTGTCGGGCGCTTGGTGGACCTCCGGCGGTCGCCTATCCGTTCTTGGCCGCACGCACGCCTAGTGCGGGCGGTTGGGGGTGAGCGCCAGCGAGGGGGCGAAAGCCCCCTTATCACCCTCGTATGACTCTTGGTAATATTTCGGGGATTCGTGACGGCTTCGCCGGGTTCCTCCTGCTTTTGCAGCGCGGTGGCAATCTCAGGGATGGCTCGCACTGCGGGTTGTTCGACGCGAACGGCAGGAACGATCTGTCGAACGCTTGGTGGAACTACGGCGGTCGCACATAAGGGTTAACCATTTTCCGTCACGACTACCCTCCGCTTTCGGGGATATGCGAGAGGGCAAGCCTCGGCCATGCCGAAAATCGAATCAAGCACGCGACCGGTAGGCCACATGGCCGAACGCCGCCAACATTCCCCTTATAGCTTTTATGAAAACATATTGCAAACACAGTCGCATTACCGAACCAGCGTTCGTGCGCGACTGCATCGAACGGTTCCTCAAAGGCAAACGCTCCCGCAGGGACGTGAACGAATTCCTCAGCCGCCAGTCCGACTTGGATTCGCTTTCACGGCGGATAGCAGACGAGATAGGACGCGGCGAATACAGGTTCGCGCCCATCCGCTACTTCCGCCGTGTGGAACCGATTTCAGGCAAGATACGCATCATCGGACGCGAAAGCATCCGCCATCAGATCTACGATTACGTCTGCGGCACGGCGTTGATGCCATTGTTCCGTGCGAAGGTCGGCAGATGGCAGACGGCGAGCATCCCTGGCAGGGGCATAGCCGACGCGCGTCGCGCGATCAAACGATGGGTGCGCGAACCATCCAGCAAGATGTTCGTGAAACTGGACGTGCGCAAATGCTATCCAGGCATCAGCCGTGAAGTGTTGAAACGTTTGCTCTCGCGTGACGTGGGAGACAGGCGGCTGCTGGATTTGACGTTCCACCTCATCGACCGGTACGCGGGCGATGACGGACTGAACATCGGCTCCTATCTGAGCCAGTGGCTCGCCAACTATTACCTCTCATACGCCTACCATTTCTGCGAACGGCACCTATCCAAGGAGCGCGTGAACCGCAGGACGGGCGAAACCGCCACCAGACGGCTCGTGACGCACCTGCTGTTCTACATGGACGACATTCTCCTGGTCGGCAGGTCGAAGCGTGATCTGACCATCGCCGTCAAACGCATACGCGCCTACCTGCATGGCACGCTCCGTCTTGAGATTCATCCTACATGGAATGTCAAGCACGTCGGCGTGGAGCCAATCGACATGGTGGGCTTCACCTTCCGCCCGGACCATACCGGCGTCAGGGCGGGCATCTTCCTGCGCGCACGCCGCTCATTCCGCCGATACGCGCGGAACCCTACGAGTCTTCGGCTCGCATACCGTTGCGCCAGCTACTACGGCTGGCTCAAAAACAGCGATTCCATCCAATACCGGCGTCGAAACAACGTCGATCAAATCGTCCGCCGCGCCAGAAACACCGTCGCGGCAAGCCGAAAGAAAGGATAATAGATGATTCAGAACGTCTCTTCCGCAACCCCGTTGGAAAAGGTGGACTACCATCTCCGCGATGACGGACTGGCCGATATCCGCATCCGCCGCAACATCAGGACCGTCACCCATGACGCGACCGACAGCCAGCCGGAATACGTGGAGTACACGGCGGTCGAATCCTATCAGATTCTGCCGCTCATGGAACAGGAGGCCGTCGAACAGGCCGATTCCTTGTTTGCAGGCGACGCCACCAGTTCCAGGCCGGTGCTCGACAGGGTGAGCGCATTGGAACAGGCAAGCCTGGACAACGCGCAATTGCTGGCCGACCTGATGGCGGGCGAGGACGGGGATACGACGGATTCCACCGATTCCGACACCGGCAAGACCGACGAAAAGAACATCGCCGACGATTCCGCCGACAACAAGGACAAGGAGTGAGAACAATGGTCAGATTCAATCATGCCGCAGCGGTCCGCATGTACACCCGTCTGGTCAAGGCCGGACGCAAGATGTTGGACGAAGTGCCGGAGGAATACCGCGCGGAGGTGCGGCAGAACCTTCTCGACCCGTGGTTCTGACGTAAGAAGGCATATAGGTGAATCAGGAAGCGATCACCATCATCGTCGCCATCATCGGTTCCGGTGGTTTCGGAGCGCTCGTCCCATGGGTGCTCGACAGGATCGACAACAGGCGCGACCCGTTGCACGAGGGCGTGAAGGAGCTGCTGTTCTGCAAGCTTGAACTGCTGCACCAACAAATGGTGGACAACGGCGGCGTATGCACCGTCGAGGCGAAACAGACCGCCGAACGCATATATCTCGCCTACCACGGTCTGGGAGGCAATGGCGTCGGCACGGAAATGCGCAACGACATCCTCGACGCGCACATACAAGAGGACCGGCATTGACCGCTGGCGGCATATATCTGCTGCTGCTCGCGCTAGTTCTCGTGTTCAACTTTGGCGCGCACAGGCATTGATTTTCACACTTCAAAGCCATCCCACTTCGGGATGGCTTTTCTATTTGCCCCTTGACTCGGGGGCGGAAAGGAGAGGATGTGGGCATCCTCAACAACAAAGGCAAGCCGAAGCACAAGCGTCTGCGTCGGCATATCGGCAAGCCGTTGACCGCGTTGGCGGCGGTGCTGTGCGTCGCCGTCGCGCCGGTCGCCAGCGCGAACATGAACGTCATCGACGTTTCCGGCTGGCAGTCCGCCGACGTGACGCGCGTGGTGGACGCCGACGCGGCCATCGTGAAGATCACGGAGGGTTCCGGCTACGTGAATCCGTCCTGGCGCAGCCAGACCGATTGGGCGCGGCAGACCGGCAAGGCCTGCGGCGGCTACCATTACGCCGACGGCGGCAACGTCACCGCCGAGGTGAACCATTATCTCAACCAGTTCAACGGCTATGTGGGCCAATGCGTGCTCGCGTTGGACTGGGAGTCCAACGGGAACGCCGCTTGGGGCAATGGCGACTGGGTGCGCCAGTGGGTCAACCAAGTGTATTCGCGTACCAAGGTCTGGCCGATCGTGTACGTGCAGGACAGTGCCGTGTATCAGATTCCGTCCGACGTGCGCGCCCATTGCATGCTGTGGAAGGCTCAGTACGCAAGCATGAACGCGACCGGCTGGCAGTCCACTCCGTGGAACGCCGGCAGCAAGGGCGAGGGCATGGTGCAGTACGCGTCCACCGGCTACTTGAACGGTGTCGGCCCGTTGGATTTGAACCTGTTCTTCGGTGAGCGTGACGCATGGCAGAAGATCGCTAACGGCGATAGGGGTAAGACCCATGCCGAGGTGAGGCATGACCCGGTCCGACCGCAGGTCACTGCCACGCCCGATTACGATGACATGGCCACGAAGGTCATTCGCGGCGTGTACGGCAACGGCAATGAGCGTCGTCAGGCTCTTGGCGGCGCGTATGACACGGTGATGGCGATAGTTAACCGGCGTCTTGGCGGTTCTGGCGGCGCTCCTGCCGCCGTGAATTGCGGCAGCGTGTGCGTGACCGTCCGTTCCGGCGATACGCTCAGCACCATCGCGGCCCGTAATGGTGGTTCGTGGAACCAGTACACGGGCTACCGTTCGGGTAATCCGAACGTCATCTACGCTGGCGAGATCGTGTGCCGTCGCACCGGCACGGGCACGGTCGCCACCAGTGGACGGTACGTGGTGCGTTCCGGCGACACCCTCGGCGGCATCGCCGCGTATTACGGGGTCAACATGTACAGCATCCACGGGTATCGTTCCGGCAATCCGGCGTTGATCTATCCGGGCGAGACCCTCTACTGGTAAGGAGACTGATTATGGTCGATGAAGTCAAGGAGACTAATCATGACGGCGAAAAGCCGGAAGAGAAAACTGGCAAGGAAAACTACCTCCTGCCGGACAAGGCGTACAAGGCGCTCAAGTGGTTGGCGCTTATCGCGTTGCCCGCTTTGGCCGTGTTCGTGCATGTGGTAGGCCCCGCATGGAACCTTTCATGCGTTGACCAGATCGTGACCACGTTGAACGCTCTGGCCGTGCTGGTTGGCGCGTTGATCGGCGTCAGCGAGTTGAAGGCCCGGTATTCCGAGTAGAAACCTTTCATTTCTCTAACATCATGTTGGAGAAGTGAAAGAATACTATGACCTACTCGTACATTGAGTACGAGTCGCCCCTCTCTCAGCATTGCTGGGGGAGGGGCTTTTCTTCGTTTCAGGACTGTTTTTCTGCGGGTTCCAGCTGTTTCAGGTTGAGCGCCGCGTTCATCGTCTCCATCGCCGTCAACCGCTCCTTCAAACCGGCATGACGGTAATGCTCCACCATCAAGCGGCTGGAATGTCCAACGATTTCTTCCACTAATCCATAATCCACGCCCATGCTCATGAGTATGGTCACGACCGTGTGGCGTGTTTCGTGTCGGCTGCGATGTTCCGCATTGGGTACGCCCGCGTTCTCCAAGAGTTGGCGGAAGTTTTCAAGGTCTTCCTCCGGTTCGATGGGCGTTCCGTCATCATGCCGGAACAGCAATCCATATGGGTTCGGAATATCGTCGGTCGCTTCGAGGTACGCTTCGAGTGTTTGAGCCAATGCCGGGATGATCGGCACTTTCCTGCCGCGCTTCGATTTCGGTGGGGTGAGGCACCATCTGCCTGTCAGTTCGATCATGTCGAAGCCGTCTGGAATGCGCCACCGCCATTGGGGGCATGCGGCTCCGCGCTTGTATCCGCATGGATAGACGCCATGCTTGTCTGGATTGCCGCATCCATGCTCTTTCTTCAGTTCTTCCAGTTTCCAGTTGACGGTGTATTCGCCGTATGGCACGCCGTTCATTTGGCCTAGTTCGAGGTCTTGGATGGATGCGCCGAGTATTTCGCCTGGACGCATGCCGGTGCACAGGCGGAACCATTCCTTTGCGGCGTTTCGCACGCCTAGATCGTTGGCTGCTTTCAGGATGCGTTTGGCTTCATCCACGGTGAATGCGGTACGTTCGTTGGCTTCGTTCTTGCGACTGTCCGCCAAGCTGATGTCCTTGTCCTTCGGGGTTGGGACGCCGCCCATCGGGTTGGTGGGTAGGATGCGGTCTGATACCGCTGATTTGCATATCTGGTTCAATGTGGTGTGTACCTGCTTGCGTAGGCTGAGGCTGGCTTTTACCCGCTGTTCTTTGCCGTTGACCTTCTTGGTTATGCGGAGGCCGTTGACGATGCGGTCGCACGCTCCGCTGGTCAGGCTCGCCATTTTCTGCCGGTGGTATGGGAGCAGGTGTTTGCGGACGATGGTTCGATAGTTGGCGAACGTTTTCGGGTCCGCGTCGCGTTCCCTGCGTTCGAGCCATTGTTCGGCGTATGCTCCGAGTGTGATGGAGCTGTTGTTGGTGCTGCCGAATCTGGCCCGTTCCTGTAGTAGTTCCGTCAGTCGCTTGTTGGCGTCAACGTATTTTTTGCAGCTGTATGTTTTGCCATCGACCTTGAACTCGTAGCTGGTGTAGATTTTTACGGTTCCGTTGGCTAGTTTCTTCTGGCGTTCAACCCGATATGGGTAGACGATGCCGTTTCTTGCTTTGCGTACCATGATTACCTCCTTGCCTCTATATTCTCAGACATTCTCAGACTTCCATTTGACCCGCAAGTGATAGTCAAGTGACCCTCAAGTGAGGTTAAACCGTTGAAATGAAGCCGTTTTGCCCAATCGTTCCAAGGGATATTCTATCAGACTTTCTAACTGTTAATCGGACGGTCACTGGTTCAAGCCCAGTCGCAGGAGCCATTCGAAAA